CCTTGCCGTGAACCGTATGGCGTAATTTATTAACAGTACCTTTTTTGTATTTAATGTAAAATATGGAATATTACTCTGTATACGATTCATAGTTAATTACTTTCTTTATTGCAGATGTACTTACTAAATAGTCATATGCTAAGTCTTTATATGATACTTTCTCTTCTCTATATCTTCTTCTTATTTCCTCTGCTAATTGTTTATTTAACTTTCGATTATAACTATCGGAAGGACTGATGCCTAACTCATTTCTTTTCTCTTGTATCCTAATAACAGGACAGTTCATATCTCTAGCTAGTTGTTGATCTGATACAACACCAAGCAATTCTATTTTATCTTCATACTTTTTCCATAGTTTACTCTTACTAATATAACATGCTCTCTTCTTCGTTTTAATCATCATCTTCACCGTACTTTCTTTACAATAACTATTTCAAATCTCTTTTAGTTATATTATTAATACTTGTTTTCAAAGCGCGATAACTTACTACTTCTCTAAACAAATTTATAAAGTCTCTAGCCTTTGGCTTATCGCTTAATCTACTATCTAACAACTCTAATAGAATAGTATTAAATTCCACATCAGATAGTTTATCAACGTACTCTGAACAATTAGCTAACGCTTCTTTCATTCTATTTATCTCATCCATTGCCTTACTCCTTTTTTAAAAGTTTATCCTAACTACAATAACTATTTACTAAATAACTATATAAGCTTGATGCATTAAAAATAGCAGCCATAATAGTATATTGTTGTTCAATATTACTTTTAGTATAATTAGCAGTTTCAAACAAATAGTTAGAAATTATTTTTTCTTGTTCTATACCAGCCAATAAAGGATAAGGACAGTTATATCTTTCTATCGGTTCTGGTTCTTTAAAAATAGCATCCACTTCTTGCTGAGGAATAGACTCCAGTTTTCTACCACCGCAACTAGTAAGCAAACCTCTAGCATTGTCCGCATTATAATAATCTAATCTCAATCGATCATAAGTTACTTTTTTCTGACCATGATCCCAAACCCAAACACCGCACAGTTCAATTACTTCTTCTTTCGTTGGCTTAAACATTTTTACTCCTTTACTTGTAACTTGGCATTCTATTTTGAAAAGCAGCTAACGTTGCTTTATATGTTGTTGTTACCTCAGACCTAACAGCAAATTCAAATCCCCATCGTTTTTTAATACTAGCCTTAGTCAAAAACACGTACATAAATAAATTGCTTTTATCACTAGGCAGTCCTTTATAATAACGTACAGCAATAAAAGTTTTATTTACTTTGCGACTATAAATTAAAAAAGGAGTACCAGGTAATCTCCGTCGCCTAACACGATGATGGCTAATAGTAGTAACACCATTGTATTTTCCTGTTTTTCTAAATCGTTCAAGAATAATTTTTGGCTGATACCTTTTCCTTATTTTACCACTGCTTGTTTTAAATGAAGAGTACTGTCTCTTCATTTGATTTGTTGGAGCTGCTATCCATTTATTTTGCGGTTTTCTTTTTTCACTTAGTTCGTGATCAACCATAAACTGAAGAGACTTTTTAGGATCGCTCGCTCCTCTTAAATAAACAGCTGCTTGCATATCTCCAAAACGTCGCATAGCATTAGCAGATATTTTTAATTGTGCTTCTGTTTGTGGATAGAATTTAATACCGCGCGGAATGTACTCACTATGCAAACGAAATTTATTTCTAGTAGTAACAATGGTTTTAGAATTAGCATCAGAAGCTATTTTAGAGAATGCTCTCGCAACTGTTTCTGGCCAGTCACCTTTAATATGTTTCTTTGCGCTTTTAACAAAGTTATCTAACTCAACTTTTATAACTTCATCTTGCATTATATTATCCTATTTCATTATATCGTTTCAGCTCACCTATATAACTATATATGTCTTCAAAATCATCTTCTAAATTAAACTCATAACTTCTAAGAAAATGTTTTACAGCTTTAGTTAATCGTTTAGTCCCTAGACAAAGAGGACAATCATCAACTTTTCTTTCAACACAAAAACAAGAAACAGTATCCTTTACCTTAGGACCAATAATATAATTATTTTTTTCTTTATTAGCTAATCCTCTCATTTCCTCAATCGACTCTAAAACACGCTTAGAACCACATTCATTAATAATATTTTTTAACCACTCATGTTCACGCGTATTTTTATTTATTCCTTTTTCTTTTCTCATTTTTACTTCTCACAATTTTTTAAATACATAGTCATGTATGCTACTAAATTCTTATTTGCTTCAGAATGAATAGTGCACATAGATTTAAGATGCTCGTTTGAAAACAGTAAGCTAAGCCTACTCCAAAACTCACTTTGCTTTTTAAACATTCGCAACATCGTAATAGCAGAAGCTTTCTCAAAATAAGATAGTTTATTCTCTTTTATTATCATTTTAAAAACCTTTCTCGTCTAAAGCTAACAATTCATTTTTAAATATTTTCAAAAACATCTCAAGAGTTATTATAGCACGACAATATCTGTTTTGCACTACATAACTATAAGGTTTACAAGGCATCATTATAAGCCAAGGTTGTCTGCTCTGCTTATAAGCGAGCACTGGTACACGCTCACTATCACGACCTTGTCTAAATGTTTGCTGCCACCATTTATTTAATAGAAGCTTTTCTTGCGTTTTTACCTCGAACGAATAGCAATCATACATTTCCACATCACAGCAAACATCAGCGCCTCCATTTCTTGTTTGCTCAATATTTCGTGTGTAATGTATAACACCTTCTCCCAGTACTTGATTTGCTGCGCGTTGTATTATCTTTATAAAATCGCGCTCGCCTCTCTGTCCTTTGCTTCTAACGTTAACCACTTTTTTTCACATTCCCTTTCAAGTCTCTGCAAACTTCTTTTTTAAATGCTATAGCGTCTGAAACACTTCGTATATTAATAAGCATATCTTTTTCTTCACAATTTGGTAGGTCCCAAAAATCGAACTTATTATTTCCAAACATAAAGTTATCCACACAATCAAGCTCTTCTCCATCGTAATAAATAGTAACAGTACAGGCTGATGAAAGATAGAATGGTATGCACGTATTATAAAGCTCTTCGTCGTTTATTAAATCAGGCGCTTCTGTTTTAATAATTATATCTAACAGCTTACAAATTAATTTATTACACATTATTTTCTCCTTTAAAACACGTAGAACACATAGAGCAGGCTGTTCTATATATTGTTCTACATCTTTTTTTCAAAAAACTCAATCATTTCAAATATATATATATATATAATATATATATATATGTATATAGAACATATAGCACAGCTTTTCCTTTTCACGATTTTAGATTTGCTAGAGCGTGAAAAAGAGACCGGACTAGAAAGTTGTGCTCTTTGTTCTACATGTTGATAAGTAGTTGAAATAATTGACAAAACGCCAAAAAGATAGAGAATCATAGAGAACAGATAGCACAAAAGTTCTACTTCTTTCACTTTTTTTCCCTCCATTCAGTATCTTTTTCAAAGTAGATCACCCCTTGATACAGCCCTAAATCGGCATTATCTACTGTTTTTATCACCGATTCTGTCATCAAATTCTCAATTGTTTGGTCAAAAGACCGCATAAAACCAAGACTATTTTTCGAAAAAAGTACGTTTCTATCGGCTCTTTTCTTGAGATAGCTGTACGGAATTATATGTGGATACTCTTTTAACTTCTTATTTCGAACTCCATAATTATATTTTTTATTAAAATCCATTTTAAAGTAATCGTTAATTGCATTAATAATATACAGCTCCCTCTCGGAGTCATCGCTATTAACGTCGGTCTTTCCAAACTGCTCTGATGTGGAAACGATGCAGTGATTAACAAAATAAATTGACCAGTCTAAAATTTCTTCTGTAATAAATGGCTTCCTATAATTATCAGCAACAGCAAGTATACCGCTTATTTTAAGTACGTTTAGTGCTGCCCTTGTCCACAACTCTGCGAGCCCTTCATCATTGTCCCTTGTCTTTTTTCGTTTGTCCTGCTCGTACAATACAAATCGTTTTCGCGCTTTAGGGTCAATACCAATTCGAATGTGGGCATCCTTGTTTCCTGTTTCCGTGTTAAATATTTTAGATTCTATACTCCACGAATACATACACGCTTTATACAAATATTTTAGCAAATCTCTTGATGGTTTCGCACCATGATTAAAATTAGGAATCATAGCAAACTCATCTTTAGGTTGAGTTACTATGAGAAACCTTGACATAAATCCTTCTTTAAGATTCTCTGTTGTTAGGCTTTCGAAAACTGTTTGCGTTGTTCCCTCACCTATTATTGTTAGATTAGGGGAATGTATAATAGCGATATTATCTTTTATAGAAGCATAGCTTTTTCCATAGAAAATCTTATTAGGCCCGCTCTTACTATACAGATCAAGGATTGCGCGTTTTAGATCTTCTTCGAATGCAGCCGCCTTTGCACTAAGCATTTTTTTAAATCTAATACCGGACTCATTGATTATACAAAAAGAGCTTGGTTTGTCCGCAGCCGCTTTTATTAGCGCAACACCGCTCGAAAAATCGCTAGCAGTTCTGTAGTTGTAAATAGCTTCCAAACCGAGTTTGTGGAGACCAGATTGTAAGCGTTCAATACCATCAGTCATTGACTCTTTGCCGGCACCAGTCTGCGCTGTAACTATTAGATACACGTTCAGGCCTGCTTGTGAGATAGAATAGGCTCGTCCAAGTGTTCCTGATATAAATCCTAAAGCGCCGACTATAGCAGCTTCACGAACCGGATAACGCGCTTGAAGCTCTATGTATTTAGATATTTCGCCAGTTATACCTGGAGGATGTCGTATTTTGATTTTTTTATTTTCATATTTTGCCTCAAATTTTCTCGCATTAAAATGTTTTGTGCTCATATCTATTTAATTAAACTTTTATTTATCTCAGTCATTATTGTCTAGGTAGGCATCAATATACGCAATAACTTTTTCTCGTGCTAATGGAGTTAAGCCATCAAATTGGCTTAATGAAATAGAGTTGCTTGAAATTGCATTTATTAGCACTTCATACGTTAATTCCCAAATTTGGCCGTAGTACCATCCATCACAGAAAAAAACCGACCTAACTGATAAGCAATCACTACACGTTTTGAAAATATTTGAATCACCCTCCCATACGCCAAATACATATTCATATTGCTCACCAATACGTATTTCACGTCCACACTCTAAGCATCTGTGGCTCTTACTAGCAACAACAATTTTTTCTTTAATAAATTCACAACGCGCCCAACGATCCACATATGCACAAACGCATGAACCACTCATCTCATTCTCCTTGTTTTACCTCTGTGAGGGTTTCGCGCCAGTTTGCTACTCTTGCAAGATGATGAGTGCTCCAATGAACTTCTATAGCTTGAGGATACTTTCTATCAGATTCGTTACCAATATTATATGATACTACTCCATTCTTATCTACTGCAACGTGAGTAGTACCTTCTGGCACTTCAACCTCAATCATTATTTTTACTGTTTTCATCTCCATTTTATTATCTCCTTTCACTATCCAGTTTTGTTCTTGCTCATCCAAATAATCATAATAATCATTATACAATTTCATTCTTTCTCCTTTTTTATTTTTATTAGCATATCTTGCCAATTTTTTACTTTTCCACACATAATAAAACGAGCCTCATTATCTTCATCCCAAAAACCAAGCGAATCACCTCTGGAAGGAAATCCAATAAACTGCGCTATATCTCCATGCTTATTAATAGCAACATAATCCGCTTTATCATGTACTTCTATTTCTATTTCTACTTTTATTGTTTTCATTTTAAAGTCTCCTTTTTAATTTATCTTACAACATGTTTTTTCCCAGTGTTTTATACCTCCATTACCACAGTCATAACTGTGTGCCTTTACGACAGATACTTTATAGTTACTTTTATTAACATTGTTTAGTTTAACAAAATGTTCCATGTCCGTATGTGGAAAAATAGGCTCAGTAGACCAAAATACAGAACCATTTTTATTTATACCAACGTAATTAGCTTCTTCTGGAACAATTACATTTATTTCCATTTTAATAACTTTGTTCATCTTAAAATCTCCTTGGTTTCAATTGTTTTTTTTAAAAGTTTCTTTTTCAAAAGTTTCTTTTTCACTTTATTGTTAAATCTGTATATATTTATTAATGGTATTTCTGTTGAACGCATACGATTTATTGTGTAATCAATGTATGATTGCCTATGTGCTTTATCGCGTTTTCCTAGTGCTGACATGTGAAATAAGCGAACAACTTGCTCGTCATTTTTTGAATAAAAACCAAGTATACTGCAAAGAGCTAAATCAGCTTCTGATTGACTTTGGTAATAAGCTTCCCAGTTTCCTGTCCACAATATTTCAAATTTATTGCTATCAAAAGCATTGCGTGCTTTTCGAAGCAATTCAGTGTCCGATTCTTTTTCAGGTTGAGATGCTATCTGCCTCGCTTTTCTATGTTGTTTAACTTCAGAGCAAAGCGTATTTATAAAGTGTTGTCTGTATTTTATTTTTGTTCTATCAGCAATGCAGTTTCCTGTTAATAATAGATATCTATTATGTGCACGCATTTCCACATTGTCTTGTGCAAAATTTATTGCTTTTTTTGCTCTAACAATTATATGTACGCCTCGACCACTAAGGCTAGTCTCAGTATAGCTATTCGCGTTTGCTACTATTCGTTTAAAACGCTGCTTTTGTTCCTCTGTGGCTGGTTTATCTTCGTGGTCATCTAAATCTATTCCTACAAAAGGATCGTTTTTTGTAAAGACAAAACCAATATGTGGAAACCCTGCTTCAACAATCTCTTTGTAAGTGCTGTAGGTAAGGGGATCATCCAATAGAGCGTTGCTTCCATTTGGATGTAGCGGAACTTTATCTTCGGTAGTCCCTATCCATTGTGGATACGCTTTTAGCTCATTCGGAATCATTTAATCCTCATTATCTAAAACAATAATAGTTCTGTTAGGTCTAATAGCAATTACCTTATTGTTTATATAATCCTCATGATAGATTATCCCGCACGCAGGACATTGCCATACATTATAATTATTATTTGAGCCATGCCAGTCAGTAATAAAATCCAATGTCGATGATTTACAACTGTAGCAATTATTAACGTTAAGCATTATTTTTCTCCTCGATATTTGTTACCAAAAAATTATAAAGTGTTTCTATTTTAGTTATTCCAGGATCATCAATCTTTTTGTACTTGAGAGCTTGTAGCCAATGGTAGCTCAGCCCCGTACATTGTGCAATATTTTGCAACGTATCTTTACTGTTATTAAGTAAATAAATCGTCTGATTAAGTAGTGTTTCCGGGCTTTTTTTAACAGTCAATATTTTTTCCTTTCTAGGTTTTTTTCGCTTGCACACGTAATATATTACGCGTAATATCTTAGGAGCGCAACAAAAAGTTTGCGCAAAAAAACAAGGAGAAAAAATGATTTTAAAAATTAGAATGAGTAGGCATGGAAGCCTGTTATTAAATACTTGTCCGGCTGATGCTATAACGAGATCATTCCCAGTAAAAGTAGGATCAATAGTATGTGCGGAATGTCCGCACAACAAAAGAACAGATTATGAAAAAATGGAAGTTGAATGCTGCTATTCACAAGATTTAAAAAGCAAAAAAGAACAATTTGTAGAATATGTATTAAAAAATAAATTAGCCAATAAATAACTAAAAATAGGTGTACTATGAATAACACAGCATTTGAATATATACAGTCTATCGTCGATGATACATTTGAAGTAATGATTAAAGAGCTTGTTAACTGCATTAAAGAAGATATTGAACAAAATGAAACAGATAATGAAATTGAAAAAATAATAATAGGTATAATGCAACAAAAACGTTTAGAATATATAATTGCTAGTTGTTTTGTTACATCTAGTCTCAAAAAAGTAAATAATTATTTGGATACATTTATAAATACAGGAGAAGCTGTAAAAAATAACAAGAAAAAAGATCTGTAATGAGATAACTCTTGCTTTTTATCTCATTTTGATAATCAGATATTAAAAGGAGTTTTTGAATGAAAAAGAATAACTACCGTTGGCTCTTACTGTCATTGCTCATAGGCGCTTTGTTTTGGTCTGCTCTTTTGTTTCTAATTTTTGGAACAGGCTGTACACCAAGTAGACCTGCTTGCACAATAGAAGGTGTGGTTCGCTGTGAAGGTACCGTACTCCAATACTGTAGCGCCGAAAATGAATGGTGGGACCAATATGACTGCGCTAAGAGCTATCAGTTTGACGGCGGTATAGAGCGCCTTGAGTGTTGTGTCGAAGATACCGAGGTATATTGTGGACGCTGTAAATAAGGAGAAATATATGAAAAACGAAAAAACACGACTTAAAAAAGTCATACTTTGGATGACTAATGGAATAACTATTAAAGGTTATGTAGCACTCCACATTAAACTTCCAATATGTTTACATTATAAAGATACAGTAATTACTATACATAATGCGAGTATAAATGACGAGAGTAAAAGAGCAGCTATATTTATTAATGTAAACAGTATTAGTTGTGAAACAAGTGAATATTGTTTTTGAAATGCAAAAGAAAATAACGGAATAAAATAATGAGTCAAAGAAAAATAAAAAAGATAGCACCAAAGAAAAAAGAAAAACTAATACAGGGTGACCCAAGCCACCCATTGAATGCGAAGAGACAAATAGCACGAGATGATGACATTTCCACATTACGGAATCTTATAAAGGCTGATAGGTTCGATTGGAATGAGCGATACAATCCTATTTATATAGGTGCTACAGCTAGATCTATTGATATGCTACCGTCTCGTTTGTTTAAAGCTATTGAAGCGTTGTGTGTTGAAAAAAAGAGAGAAAGCGCAATAAGAGATGAAAAACGCAAAGCCAACACTTAAAAATGCACAGCTAGCTTTTTGCCACGCGTGTTTAGGCTACTATACAGATAGTAGCAGAGATTGTACAGACATTAAATGTCCATTTTATAGCTTTCATGTCTATGCTGAATTAGAGCCGGATTTAAGCTGGACAAAAATAAATCCAAGACGAAAAGGCATTGTATTATTTGCTGACTGTGAGGATAGAGAAATGCCAGAACAAACAAAGAAAGCACTGGAGAATAAACGAAATGAAAAAACAAAATCCAGGTAATGAAGATGGTCACTATAGCGGTGACTATCAACCAATAGATTTTGGTGCTGAGTTTGGGACACCAGTTTATCAACTCGCAAATATCGCAAAGTATCTTAAGCGTCATTATAAAAAAGATGGCTTGCTTGATTTAAAAAAAGCATTTGTTTTTTTGGATAATCTTATTGATAATTGGCAATATATAAACTATATAGAACGAGATAGGCTTAAAATAAATTATAGAAAGAATAAGTTATTTGGAAATAACGAAAATACATTATTTTCAAATGAAGCAATAGCTTTTTCTCAAATAGTAAGAGCTGTTGTGCTCTATAACCATACACTACTCGATAAAGCAGCTGAAAATATAAATAAGGCAGCTCTAATAGCTTACGGACAAAAAGCAAAGGAGATATAAAAATGAGGGAGCCAACTAGAAAAGAAGCTAAAAAAGCTTGGAAAAAAGCAGCTAAACAATTCAATTTTAAAATTGTGTATTCAAAAAGCTTTATTTCAAAAATTATTTATAACCATATTGCTTGTAAAGCGTTGCAAAAGCAGATAACAAATAACGCAAAAAAATTCTTGAATAATAGATTTGTTACCGCTTGTCTTAATAGTGATAGCAAATACCGTTACGTTTTTATACCATATAAACTATGCTCTGAAAAGATGACAGCTGTTGAGTGGCTTGAAAAATTAGCGCATGAACTTACACACGTGGATCGAATAAATAAATATGGAGCTGCTTGTTTTAATAACGACTATTTTACATCAAAAACAAATAGAGCTATGTACGAGGCAGAAGCAGAAGCAGCGGGTTCATGCGATATTAGACGAGCTATAAATAATTTATTATGTAGAAATCCAGCATTGATATTTGATACTGAATGGATGAAAATATATAACGTAAAAAATGAACACAGAATTGAAGCAATAGATTATTACACATCGTTAACTAGTAGAATAAAGAGTGGTCCTTGCCAATATAGTGGATATTGGACAATTAAAACGATAAAGAAAATAATGAAAGAAAGTTAATAGCTATGAAACGAATAGAAATAGTAAACCCAATGCTTTTTAGACAAGCATTGTGGACAATGCTTGATGAACTTAGAGATTATGAATTAGAAGAAGCTTTTAATATTATATTAGAAACATACACCACACAAAAGAGTGAAATAAATAGAACAAATTTAAAGCAACATCTAGAAGATAATGATATTGAAATAGAAGATGTAATATCTGTTTATGAAAAAGAAATTATGGAGTATAAATTATATAGTCATTGTAGGAATGAAAAATGAGTCTAACACAGAAACAGAAGAATAAGCTAAGCAAATGGTATAGACTTAAAGAGAAGTTGATTGATATAAAAGAACAGGAATCAGCTTTGAGAGATGAAATACAATTTGAATTGTGTCCACATCCTAAAAAAGGTTTAAATCAAATAGACATTGACGATAACTACTATGTGGAAATAGGACAAGTTTATACTTATAGCTTTGAAGAAGATAGATTAGATTCAGTGTTGAAAAAGTTAATGCCTGTCCATAGAAAAAAGGTCGTTAGAATAAAAAGAAATCTTAATAAAAAATATTTTGATAAAATGGATAGAGCGAGTAAAAAAATATTAGAACAGGTAATAATAGAAAAGCCATCGAAGCCAACGTTAACAATAAAGGAGAAAAAAAATGCGCAGTAAAAAAGAAGGTATAATTACAGTTGATAACATAAATCTAAGTGAAGACACTATTGATTTATCTATATCTGTAAAAGACATTTCTTTGGCTGATATAACTTTTCCAATTAAATCTATTTTATATGACAAAGAAGGCTTACAGGTATTTGATGAACCAAAAATTAATTTTTGTAAACGTTATGGTAACTATATGACAGATTCTGATGTTGAAAGTGTTTGTAGTACATTAAATTTTATGGCATATGCTCCTGAAACTGAAATTGATAAATTATCTAAATTTAATGATGCATTTATAGACGAAGATATAGATGAAGAAGACGAATTAGTAAAAGCAATACAAAAAAAGTATGAGCTTAGATTATCAAAAGCGAGTGCAATAGCTTCTATATTAGATAATATAGTCAAAACAAGCGAAGTTGATTAATAAAGTTTTTTATCGCTAATAAAACAAATATTGGTAATAAAGGAGAAAAAATGCGTAGTAAAAAAGAAGGTATAATAACAGTTGATAACATAGATCTAGATAAAAACACTATCGATTTATCTATATTTGTAAAAGACGTTTCTTTGAGTGATGTAGATTTTCCAATTAAATCTATTTTATATGATAGTGAATGCTTACAAGTATACGATGAACCAAAAGTTAGTTTTCGTAAACACTATGGTAACTATATAACATCTCCTGATATTGACAGTGATCGTAGTACATTACATTTTATGGAATATGCTCCTGAAACTGAAATTAATAAATTATCTAAATTAAATAAATTATTAATAGATAAAAATACAGAACCATTCTTACTTACAGAGGATGAAGATGAAGAAGATGAGAGTGAAGTTGATTAATGCTTAAATTAAAACATCCTATAGTATTTTTTGATTTAGAAACAACAGGCGTTGATCCACTGGAAGATAGAATTGTGGAAATAGCTGCTATTAAGTTTTTTCCTACAAAGAAAGGTGACATTGATTTAAAAAATAAACAAGAATTGCATCATTTATTAAATCCATGTATCCACATACCGTCACAAGCATCTGATGTGCACGGAATATACGATGACGATGTTAAAGAGTGCTTAACGTTTAAGAAAAAAGCAAAAGACTTCTATGCATTTTTTAAGCTGTGTTATTTAAGTGGATACAACATAAAAAAATTTGATGTGCCGCTTCTTACTGCTGAGTTTAAACGCTGCGGAATAAAATTTCCTAGACCACCTATAATTGATGTATATCAAATATTTTTAAATAAGTTTCCACATACTTTAGCAGGTGCACATAAATATTACTGTAAAAAAGATTTTGACGGAGCACATAGCGCTCTTGTGGATACCGAAGCAACAATAAATGTATTTTTAAAACAGTTGCAAGTATACGACGATTTAGAGGGTAGTCCGCAACAAATAGAAAAAAAATTTAGTGATGGCTCTTTGGATTTGCTAGGTAAATTAAAAAGAAATAACAAAGGAGAATTGTGTTTATCATTTGGAAAACATAAAGGTATACCATTAATAGAAGTCCCGTCCGACTATATGGATTGGCTATATAGTGGAAACATTATTGGTCCTGATGGATGGGAAATAATCAGAAAGGAATTGAAATGAAAATTAAAAATGGAAATCAACTAGAAGATTGCTTGGGTAAGCATGTAAAGGATATTATTACCGGTTATGAGGGTATAGTTGTAAGCGTATCCACATGGCTTAATAAATGCCGTCGTTTCGGTGTACAAGCACAAGGATTGAAAGACGGTGAGCCGAGGAAAGTAGAATATGTTGATGTCGAACAAGCGGAATTTATAGGAGAAGAGAAAATAGATTTACAAACAAAACCAAGTGGTGGACCAAAGCCAGCACCAGTTAAGTTTTAATTATGGCTGTTAAATTTACGGATACAAGAGAAGCAAGTCAATTGCAAGGTGTTAAAGTACTTGTATATGGTTGTGAAGGGGTCGGTAAAACAAGACTATGTGCGACTGCACCTAATCCAATAATAATATCTTGTGAAGGTGGATTGCTTTCTCTAAAAAAAGAAAAGAAGCCTGTTATAGAGATTGAAAACTTTGATGATTTGGAGACTGTTTACAACTACTTTATTACAAAAGCTTCTTTTAAAAAATTTAAAACTATTTGTTTAGACTCAATATCTGACATTGCAGAAAAAGTTTTGTCTGAAGAAAAGAAAGGAAAAAAAGACAAGCGACAAGCTTATGGTGAGACTCAAGAAATGATGTCTGATATGATCCGAAAATTCAGAGATCTAAAAGGATTCAATGTATACTTTTCGGCAAAAGAGGATATAATACGTGATAGTGAAGGTCATGTAGTGCAATACAGACCTAGCATGCCTGGTAATACACTGAAGAATGATCTCCCATACTACTTTGACGAGGTATTTAGACTAACTATTGGACCAGGAAAGCAAGGAAAGAAAATTCATTATCTACAGACAAAAAATGATTACTACACAAGAGCAAAGGATAGAAGCGGAACACTAAGCGAAAAAGAAAAACCAAATCTAACAGGTATCTTTAACAAAATAGCTAACGGATGAAAGGACAATTAAATGGCTAGAAAAAAGTTCAATGCGCGAAAAGTGAAACCGCAAGAGAGACTATCCGCTATACCGGCAGGGGAATATGTAGCTGCTATTGTAGATAGTGGATACTTCGAAAACAAAAAAGGAACTGGAGGTTATCTTAAATTTAAACTTCGAATTTTGGACGGCGAATATAAAGGCAGAATTGTTTTTGAAAATGCAATAAATATTGTGAACGAAAGCAAAGAAGCACAAACTATTGCTCAATCACAGTTGTCGGCAATAGCACACGCTGTTAATGTTCTTGATGTTTATTATGATGATACTCTTAAAACACAATCAGCCGATTGTTTGCATGACATTCCAATGACGATCGAAGTTGGACAAGAAGAGTACAATAATAGGACAGTAAATAGAATTCTCGCGTATCTTCCATTGGAAGATGAAGGCGAAGAAGAAGATACAGAAGAAGAAAACGAAGGCGAAGAAGAAGATACAGAAGAAGAAAACGAAGGCGAAGAAGAAGATACAGAAGAAGAAAGCGAGGAAGAAGACAACGAAGAAGAAGACAGTTGGAGTGAAGCAGAGGAAGAAGAAACCGACGAGTGGGGAGAAGAAAGTGAGGAAGAAGAAAAAGAAGAAGAAGAAAAACCAAAGAAGAAAAAAACAAGCAAAAAGAAAGCAACAACAAAACAACCTTCAAAAAAGACCACAAAGAAAAAAGGCGCAGCAAAGAAAAAAGCAAAGAAACCTGATTGGTTGTAAGTCAATGTAAATAGGTACTGCCAACTACCAGCCCCCTCTTTTGAGGGGGCACTTTTTTATTATGCAAGCAACAAAATTAAAAAATAAAATAGACGAAGCAATTGAAAAAAACCAAGATACTTCTCTTCGACCTCATTTAGGTGCTTCTATTATTGGTAGAGAATGCGCTCGTCAAATTTGGTACTTATTTCGTTGGGTAAAAAACGAGAAGCGTTGCGCAAGAAAACTAAGGATATTTGATAGAGGAAAAAAAGAAGAAGATCGTGTAAAACAATGGTTTGATAATGCTGATATAAAGTTGTGGACACATAATTCAAAAGGCTATCAATATACTATATCAGATTGTGGTGGTCATTTTGCAGGTAGTCTTGACGGTGTTACTTTTAATATACCAGATCTCCCAAATAAGTATTTAGTAGTTGAAATGAAAACTCATAATGAAAAATCATTTAAGAAGCTACAAAGAGAAGGTGTAGAAAAAGCTCACAAAGAACATTATGTACAAGGAACAGTTTACGCTTATAAAAAGAAATTAAATTATGTCCTATATATTGCTGTCAATAAAAATAATGACTCTATCTATTATGAGGTTTTTAAAATAAAAAATAGTGTAGCTAAACACTATATAAAAAGAGCTAATAGAATTATTTATAGCGATGAAGCACCGCCTAGAATTGCTAATACAATTATGTTTTATAAATGTAAAATGTGTCCATTTCAAGACGTTTGTTGGGGACGAGAAGCACCAGAAATAAACTGTAGAACGTGTGTACATAGCCTTCCTAAAAAATTAAATAAGAAATGGCAATGCACTAGATTTAATAAAGAGATTTCCACATCCGAACAAAGAAAAGGATGCAGAAATCATATATACAATCCTAGTATGCTTGCATCATGTAAATTTATAACTGCTAGTGTGGATAAAGGAAGACATTTTATTAAATTAAAAATTGATTATGATAATGCGGATTATATCGTGATAATTGAATCAGAGGATAATAGAAAAATAATAAAACACGGTCCTTCTTTTATTACTAGCAAACAACTATCAAAAATGATTTGGAAATTACATTCTTTTAAATTAGTAAACAAAGCAAAAAATAAAGCTTAAATTTTTTAAAAATAAAAAATGATTAAATTAAGACAGTATCAAAAAGAAGCAGTCAAATCAGTTCTTAATTATTTTAAAACAAAAAAAGGAAATCCTATAGTAGCTTTACCAACTGGAACTGGTAAGAGTCTTATAATTGCTGCTTTAATTAGATACTATACAGAGCATTTATTAAATAAAAGAGTATTAATACTTACTCATGTAAAAGAGTTGCTAGAACAAAATGCAAAAACAACAAATAGTTTTTGTAACAATCCTGATATTGGATTTTATTCCGCAGGTTTAAATAAACGAGATATTTTTCAGCCTATTATTTTTGCTGGTATTGCTTCTGTATATAAAAAACATGAAGAGCTTACGCAAATAGGACACTTCGATTTAATTATAATAGATGAGTGCCATCTTGTTCCTGATAATAAAAACACAATGTATCGAAAATTATTAAATGAAATTTCCACAACATGCAGAGTTGTTGGATTGAGCGCTACGCCTTATAGATTAAATTCCGGTCTACTCACTAACGGAAAAATATTTGACAACGTTTGTTATGATGGAACAAAGCTTGATGATTTTAATAGGTTTATAGATGATGGCTTTTTATCGCCACTTATAGCAAGAGAAACAAAACAGCAGTTAGATATATCAAAAGTACATAAACGTGGAGGTGATTATATACAAAAAGAATTGCAACTTGCAGTTGATAAATATTCCATAACAAAAAATGCAATAGAAGAAATGATTGAGTTAGCAAAAGATAGAAAACATTGGCTTATATTTTCTACTGGTGTTGACCATAGTGAACACATCGTTAATGAATTGTGGAAACATAAAATACCAGCTGCAAGTATTGATTACAAATGCACATCACTAGAGCGATATGATCGAATACAGAATTTTAGAAATGGTCAATATCGTGCTCTTGTTAATGCTAACATTTTAACTACCGGTTTTGATTTTCCTGGAATAGATATGATTGGAATGCTGCGTCCTATGTGCTCACCCGGTTTATGGGTGCAGTCACTAGGCCGTGGAACGCGTCCATGCGAAGGTAAAGACAACTGCCTCGTATTAGATTACGCAGGCAATACAAGGCGATTAGGACCTATTAATGATGTTATTTTACCAACCGGAAAAACTAGAAGTGGAAAAGGACATGCGCCAATAAAAAAATGTCCGAAGTGCAATGCTCTTGTGCATCTTAGTCTAAAGGAATGCCAATCTTGTGGATACGCTTTTCCGGTATCCACAAATCTAGATGATAAGGCGGATAGTTTAAAATTAATTGCAACAAAAAATAATCGAGAAGATAATTGGATAGCTGTTAACAGAGTAACCTACATCTCTTACGGTAAATACAAAGATGGACGTGTATCTAAATCGCTAAAAGTAACTTATTTTTGTAAAAATAATATTACCGTTTATGAGTGGATTAATTTTAATTCTCGACACCATTATCCACGATATAGAGCAGGCGTGTGGTGGCGACAACGATCTATGAGTACTGTACCTACTACATTACAGGAGGCGCTTAATCGGTTAGCAGATCTGACTCCACCTAAATTTATAAAAGTTCGTAAAGTAAAAAATTTCAATGAAATCACTGACATACGCTTTAAATAACTTTTTTTGCTCTTTGTTGTTGACACACCTGAGTGTGTGAGTAATAATCCTATTATCAGGTGGCAATAAAGCCACATATAAACAAGGAGAAATAAAATGACAACTTATTTCGTAAAAATAGCAAATCCGCAAATGGAAGAATATATTATCAGCGCCGATACTCCTATTGAGGCAGCAACAAAAGCTTCAAAAATGGCAGTTGTAGAGTTAATACCGACTATTGGACAAGCTTGTAATGATATTAGGGTAACGTGGAATAATAAAACAGTTACACCTTGCGAATCAGAAGACATTTTCGATGGATTACTAAAAAAACAAGAGTCTCACGAATATTTTGACTATGCAGATTTCTGGTGGGATGAAAACGGCATAATATTACAAAACGATGAAGGTTCGATGTTTGGTGAACATGAATGAAAGCAAATTTAAAAATAGAAGCTATCGGATATAATAGCGATCAAAAAAATCGACTTTGGACACAGATCCTTGATGGTATTTCAGATGGTCTTGGTAAGACAATAAGAATGCCAAGACGATATTGGGTAGCTGAGATAACTGGTAAGCACCCGGTGTTCAAGTTTGAACGCACATTTCTTAAGGGAAAAACTGACTACAAAACTTCTAATTCAATGTCAAGCAGGGGTGTGTTTTTGAATTATATATTGGAATCAGGTCACATATATGAAGCAAGTCATCCAACATCGTGGAAGAGCACGTTAAGATATTTTGCAACAGTATCAAACACAGGAGAAATAATCCGACACAGGAGTTATGAAGGTGCCAAAGCGTTTATTGAATCAGAACGTTTATGACGCAGCTACAGAGAGAATACGGATCGTATTTGACAATTTCCCAATGATTTACATCTCATTCAGTGGGGGAAAAGATAGCTCTGTGATGCTTCATATGGTTATGGAAGAAGCTATTCGACGAAATAGGAAAGTTGGAGTTCTGTTTGTAGATCTTGAGGGTCAATATAAATTAACGATTGACCACATTCAGGAGTGTTACAATGAATACTCAGATCGGATAATTCCTTTTTGGGTATGCCTTCCGATCCATCTTCGTAATGCCGTTTCACAATATCAGCCACACTGGATATGCTGGGATCCGGATGAAAAGGAACGATGGATCCGTACGCCGCCGAAAATGGCAATAACTGATGAAAAATATTTTCCATTCTTCAAGAGTGGAATGGAGTTTGAGGAGTTTGTTCCTAATTTCGGTAAATGGTATGGTAACGAAAACCTTACAGCTTGTTTTGTAGGTATTCGAACAGATGAATCTCTAAACAGATATAGAACTATTGCATCTCGTAAAAAGCAAACATTTGAAAAGCATCAGTGGACAACATGGCTTGGTGATGGCTTATACAATGTTTATCCAATTTACGATTGGAAAACTCGCGATATTTGGATTTATAATACCAAATATAAAAAGGCATATAATAGACTTTATGATAGAATGCATCAAGCTGGGCTATCAATACATCAACAAAGGATTTGTCAGCCATACGGTGACGACCAGAGAAAAGGGCTTTGGCTGTTCCATATTATTGAGCCGGAAACATGGAGTAAGGTAGTTGCACGCGTATCAGGAGCGAATCAAGGAGCGTTATACGCAAACGATACAGGTAATATTCTTGGTGTCGGACGAATAGTCAAGCCAGAAGGACATACTTGGGAATCCTTTTCTATGCTATTACTTGAGAGTATGCCAGAAAAAACAGCCGAGCATTTTAAAAATAAAATAGCTGTTTTTTTAAAATGGTATGAATCGAGGGGTTATTCTGATGGGATACCTGACAACGGACCATTAGATAAACAATATCCAAGCTGGAAGAGAATATGTAAGTCGCTCCTTAGAAATGATTACTGGTGCAAAGGTCTAAGCTTCACACAACATAAAAGTGAAGCATATGATAAGTATCTAAAACTCATGAAAAGGAAACGAGCACAATGGCAGCTGATTTAAAATGGACAAAAGAACATCCGGTGAGCCGCGTTCGATGGGTACCAGCTAAAAAAGTAATTGCAAATGATTACAATCCTAACGCCGTAGCGCCGCCTGAGATGAAACTTTTGGCAATAAGCATTAAAAAAGATGGGTACACGCAACCAATCGTTGTGTGGTTAAATGAAAATGGACTTTACGAGGTTGTAGACGGATTCCACAGATACCGCGTTGGAACTGAAATTCTTAAACTATCACACTTACCTGTTGTTATTATTAACGATAACAGGACTAACAGAGGAGATCGTATTGCATCTACTATTCGTCACAATAGAGCTAGAGGAAAGCATAAAATTTCAGAAATGTCTGAAATTGTTCAAGAGCTAGCTAGAAGAAACTGGAGCGATAAAAAGATCGGGAAAGAGCTTGGTATGGAACAGGACGAAGTTCTTCGACTTAAACAAATTTCTGGGCTTGCTGAATTGTTCAGTGATGAAGAATTTTCAACAGCATGGGAGGCTGAATGAGCACTAAATAGGTAATAAAATTATTTTTGATTAATTTTTATTTTTTTTGTTGACACACATGAGTGTGTGAGTAATAATCCTATTATCAGGTGGCAATAAAGCCGCCGAAAAAAAGGAGAAGAGAAAATGACTATAGGATTTGACGCAATCGAAATGAAAAGAGTAAATTCAGAGGTAACCCTAAATAAATATGCTGACCCGATTGAAGGTGAACGCTTCGACCTCACCATCGAAGAAGCTGAAGACATAGCTAGCGTAGATCCGAGTCTTATTTATTTTGAGCCATCAGAGACGATGACTAGACTGATTTGACCTCCATCCCGCCCATCACTCCGGTGGTGGACGGCAGTGGGAGCCAAATTAATTGGCAAAAAACAAGGAGAAAAAAATGAAACGTGCATTGAAAAAAAATAAAAAACAATACTGGGGTGATCTTTCTGGTGTTCGTGGCGATCTCTCTTACGTTCGGGGCGATCTATCTAACGTTCGTGGCGACCTATCTGGTATTCTGGGCGATCTCTCTTACGTTCGGGGCGATCTATCTAACGTTCGTGGCGATCTATCTGGTATTCTGGGCGATCTATCTGATGTTCACGGCAACCTAGCAGGCGTTCGTGGTGACCTATCTAGCATACGAGGTGACATAACTGGTGTTAGGGGAAATCTCTCTTATGTTCATGGCGATCTCTCTTACGTTCGGGGTGATCTATCTAGCGTTCATGGCGACCTATCTGGTATTCTTGGCGATCTATCTTATGCTATAGGTGACCTAACTTACGTTCGTGGTGACCTATCTAGCATACGAGGTGACATAACTGGTGTTAGGGGAAATCTCTCTTATGTTCGTGGCGATCTCTCTTACGTTCGTGGCGATTTATCTTATGCTCGTGGCGATCTCTCTTATGTTCGTGGCGATCTATCTAGGGTTTGGGGCGATCTATCTAACGTTCGTGGCGACCTATCTGGTATTCTGGGCGATCTATCTAGCGTTTGGGGCGATCTATCTAACGTTCGTGGCGACCTAACTGGTGTTTTGGGTGATCTATCTGACGTGATTGGAGATATGGATGTATGCGAAATAAAAAAAGAGGATAGAGAAAACGGGATTTATATTGAGGATCTTATTATAATTGAATGACGACAAAAACAAGGAGAAAGAAAATGACTTTTACAGAAATGTATGAAACAGCTCGCAAACTTTATGTTGAAACACACAGACCCATAAACCCAGTGATACGGTATTTTAGCGATGGAGATTGGGCAATCAGGTCAGAGCTCACACTGGACGACGCTGTCGAGGCGCAATGTGAACTCGACTCGTTGTATTCGTTTTTCCAGGAAGTTGACTCGTATGATCCAGACAGTAACGGATACATACCGAGTGACGAAGACGAGAAAGCGTTTCTGGAGGCTTTGCAAGAGCATGCCACCGAAATCCGCGACGATGACTAGACTGATTTGACCTCCATCCCGCCCATCACTCCGGTGGTGTGCGGCAGTGGGAGCCAAATTAATTGGCAAAAAACAAGGAGAAAAAAATGACGACAGTAAAAGAAAGTATACGTATAATGAATCCTTCGACTGAACTGAAATGTAAGTGCGTAGATTCGATAAGATACTTAATAGATGTAGCAACTGAATTCGAATATGATTTTGTTATCGTGGATGGACACCCTGTTGCGACCGTGCATGGTGTTGATAAACTAGATACTTGCGGTTATCCGCGTGAAGCTGCCTCTATGGTTGATTCTGGAATTACAGGTATGCAAAAGATATATCACCCTTGGGACTGTGAGATCGTCGACGGTGAGCTTATTGAACGTAGTGGATATTATCCACAGTATCGATGGTTATTTGTTCCGCTAAATGAAGTGTTGACAATACTGGACCAAAAATAATTGACACCCACCATGCCGGTCACGAAAGTGATCGGTGGGATTGACTGCCTGTCTTGGGCATAACAACGGAGAGAAAAATGCAGAAAGAAACTTACAAATTCAACGCAAGGTATAAAGATGTCGATTTCAAAAGGATCCTCGAAGAGAATCCATGTGCAGATTTTATCGAGGTGAAGTGGGCAAAGATCGAAGGGCGTCCCTACGGCGGGTTCGTAATCGTAACCGATTCTGGCTACGAGCGGCTGCGCAAGGCTGCGATGAACACACCAAGAAGATACGCGAACGCCAGAATTAATCCGGACGGTATCGGGTGGCGTCATGATCCATATGGTAGTGGCGGGATCCGAATCATCGACAGTGTTGATGCATTTAAGAGTGTGTTTGCAAAGCTCCGTGAGAGGGAGTGTCGAAAGTACGAGATTAAAGTGACTGCAATCGAGTAAGGCTGACACCCACCCTGCCGACCACGAAAGTGGCTGAACGGATACTAGCAATAGACTATGGCAAACGCCAAATTAGAGAGAATAGAAAATATTAAAATGAATAAAGCATTAAAAATACTTTTGGACAATGGGTATACTATTACGAATAACAGGCTCATTCACATTAATGAGGCATTAAAATTATCTGGAAAAAAAGAAATCGAATTACTTGAATATTCGCACGGTAAAAATAATAATGAAATAATGAAACATTATTATAAAAATTGTTTAAAAGTAGGAACTATAACAAGAAAAAATACTAAATATAATATATGGGCAATTTGGTAGTTGACAAAAAATAATTTGTAAACTAATAATCAAAAAGGAGAATTTAAAATGTAATTCTTGATCAACTAAAAAGAATAGGAGTAAAAGAAAAAATGCCAAAATTAAGAAACAAAGAACAAGCAATCAAGTTGCTCGGAATAATAAGGGCAACAGGAGGTCGTGAAAATAGAAGTAAAGCAAATCCACAGTTATATGCTGCAATATTCGGCGGTATTACGCCACGTAATATACAAGACATTCTAATTGACTTATTGACAAATAAATTAATTGAGTATAAAGAAGAAAAAGGCACTGTAATATATAGTGTTATAGAGAAAGGGTTTGAGTTACTTCCAGATAGACAAAAGCTTATTGACTATTACAATAAGTTTTCGGACTTAGAAAATCAATACGCAGGTAAAGAAAACAAAGTGAAAGGAAATTCGACAATGGCAAAAAAGAAAATTGAAGTATCCACAATTGAAACAAATGAAACCCCAAAGAAAAAGAAAACATCGAAAAAAGCTATTGCAAAAAAAGCTGCTATAAAGAAAGTAGCGGCTAAAAAAGAAGTGCCAAAAAAAGCAGCTACAAAAAAGGTAGGAACAAAGAAGACAATCACAAAAAAGAAAGACGAAAAAGCAGCAACAAAAAGAGGTAGAAAACCAACTGCATATGAGAGTGATGCAATTCCAGCAAGAGAGGGAACAAAGAAGTATCAGATCTGGAAAGAACTGAACAATATGCGAAAGCGTAGAAAAAATCTCGCTTCTACAGCCGAGATTATGGAAAAACTCGGGACGAAGTACGGTGCTGGAAGTGTATCTGTCACACTTATGGCATGGCGAAAACATAATGGACTGAAGCCTGAAAGACAGAGAAGATCAAAGCAATAAAAAACACTTTCAAAATTCATCTCAGTAGCAAAGAATAGGAGACATTGTATGCTATCTGCTGTTAATTTCATCGCTGGAAGTATATCAACGAGTGACTTGATACCAGCACTTAAAAGAATAAATATTTGTGATAGCACACTTAGCACTTGCGATGGAATTATAACAGCGAAAGCTGAATTCAAATATCCACAATGTGGAAACATTGAATGCAGTGTTGATGGTAAAAAATTTGTTGCTGCAATAAAATCTATTTCATCATTAGAGTCATTAACATTAGAACAGACTAAATCAAATCTTATAATAAAGAGTAATAACTTTAAAGCTTATCTTCCAATAGATGCTTATATAGAACATTCCTTATCAGCATTAGATGCTTCAAACACTATAGAAATAAAAAACAGTGACTTTAAAGACGCATTAAAAAGCCTTACGCCTTTTATTGCAGTTGACGGTCAAACGTATTGGGCAGGTGGTGTTCTTCTAAAAGGATCTTCTTTATTTGCTACTGATAGTAAAACGCTTATCCAAAAAAAACTTCCGTTCAAAGCTCCAATAAATATTGTAATACCTTTTCAAGCAGTTAAAGAAATCCTTAGAAATAAAGAAGATCCTACTGAGATTATTTTTAATGAAAAAATACTGCGCGTTCAATATGGTTCATCACGCTTCTTGGATATAAGTACTATAGACGCTGATTGGCCACCAATTGAAAAATTACTTAATGACGCTAACTACTCTAATTGTAAATCAATACCTTCTAATTTTTTTGATAACATAAATAAACTTAAAAAATTTGTTGGAGAAGAAAACAATCTGTACATATTAAATGGATATTTAAGAACAAGCAGCAATAAAAAAACAGGTGCTGTAATAAAAGGCGCTCCTAAATGCAAAGCTTTATTTGATATTGATCAAATATTAAATTTAAAAGGAGTTGCAACTAAAATTGATTTTAGTAAATGGCCGAACAACGTCCCTTTCTTAGGCCATAAATTAAGAGGGATCCTGTCTGGAAAACAAGGGAATTTTTAATTGTCTTTATTTTGGGATACAGATATAAAAACACGTAAACGTGTTACAAGGATACCTCCGTTTCCACATACCGGATGGAAAGCTCCCAAAGAATTTCCGCGTCTATCTAATGCATCTGTAATAGGTTTGGATACAGAAACATATGACCCTGGATTAAAACTTAGAGGACCGGGGTGGGCAAGAAAAGAAGGCCATATTGTCGGCGTTTCTATTGCCGCTGATACTGATGGTAAATGGTATTTTCCAATTCGTCATGAGGTTTGTGTTTCTGAAAATTTAAATCCTAAAAAAGTTATTGCTTGGCTTAAAGATGTTTTATCCACATCACAGCCTAAGGTTGGTGCTAATCTTATTTACGATCTAGGATGGCTTGAAGAAGAAGACATTATAGTAAATGGGGAATTATTTGATGTACAAAATGCAGAAGCGTTGCTTGTAGAAAACGAAAAAGTAGGCCTTGATTATTTAGGTGAACGCTACTTAGGAGAAGGTAAGGAAACGCAGAAGCTGTATCAATGGCTATCTGAACGATATGGTGGAAAACCAACCTCGGATCAAAGAGCAAATATATACAGAGCACCACCTAGTTTAGTCGGTCCTTATGCTGAACAGGATGCAGATTTACCAATTCAAATAATTCCTTTTCAAGCTAAAAAATTAAAAAAAGAAAATTTATGGAATCTATTTAGAAGAGAAAATAAACTTATTAGACTGCTTATAAGAATGAGGCAGCACGGTGTTCGCGTTGATGTGGATAAAGCAGAACAGGTTAGTGAGAAACTTAATATAGAATTAATAAATGAACAAAAAGCACTTGATTGGCTTTGTAAACAGAAAGTAAATGTAAATGCTAATGCGAGTATTCAATCAGCATTTGACAGCTTAGGTGTTGGCTATCCGTACACACCTAGCGGTAATCCTAGTTTTACAAAAGACTTTTTAAAATCATGTCGACATCCAATTGGACAAAAAATTATCGACATTAGAAAATTGTCAAAACTTAAAAATGATTTTGTGGATAAAGCTATTCTTGATCACAATGTTAATGGACGTATACATTGTGTATTCCATCAATTAAAATCTGATAGCAACGGTGCTCGTTCTGGTAGGTTATCTGCTACAGATCCTAATTTACAACAGGTTCCTAGCAGAGATAAAAAATTAGCGCCTTTAGTACGTGGTTGTTTTGTACCAGATTACGGACATAAACAATTTAAACGACAAGATGCTTCTCAAGTTGAGTACAGATTTTTAGTTAATTATGCAGTTGGTAAAAGTGGAAAATTAATAAGAAGTGCATATAATAAAAATCCGTTTACTGATTATCATAAGCTAACACAAGATCTTGTTAAGAATGAAACTGGAATATTTTTAGATCGAAAACCAATTAAAAATATTAATTTTGGTATTGTATATGGAATGCAAGTGTATAAATTATCGCGTCAATTAAACATACCATTAGATGAAGCTGAACATTTATTAAATGCATACCATGAAGGCGCACCGTTTGTTAAAGATACTATGGACTACTGCTCTAATTTTGCATCGCAAACAGGATATATAACAACAATACTCGGTAGAAGATCTAGATTTAATTTGTGGGAACCAGCAGATTATTCCGGACCAAAAGATAGTAAGCCACCCGCACTTCCATACAAAGCAGCGCTTAAAAACTATGGTGGAAATATTACGCGTGCTTGGGTTTATCGCGCGTTAAATAGAAGGCTACAAGGAAGTTCTGCTGACTTAATGAAAGAGAGCATGCTACAGTGTGATGAAGCGGGTTACTTTGATGAGATAGGCGTCCCATTGCTTACAATACATGATGAGCTTGGGTTTTCAGATCCAGGCGGAAAGGATAAAATATTTAAAGAAATTATGACTACGTGTGAGAATGCAATAAAAATAAAAATACCAATTATAATTGAAGAAGAAACCGGTCCTGATTGGGGACACACTAAACTAACAAAAGCATGTAAATTAAGAAAGGAAAATTATAACAAATGACTGAATCAAATATAGTCTATCAAGTATGCTCTTTTCATTCACCGCATAATAGAAATAATTTACGCTGTAGAAACGCTTTTTTTATAAAAGATGCAAGAGAAATCTTATGCATGCATATAGACAATAAACAATCCAAATGTACTTGTGAAGAGCAACAAATAAAAATAATAGAAATGATGTGGACAGATTCTCTTTTATCAAAAAATAAATACAATGAAAAATTAAAAACAGTACCGAAATCTTATTATACAAATGGACCAGTCCCATTGAAATACAAGGAGAAAATTTCTTAATGCTAAATCAAATAATACTCCTTATAACATTTCTGATAGCTGATACGCCTAATCATATGTTAAATAAAAATCCAAAAAAAATGCAATTGTACGCGCATGCCTATATTGATGCTGGTAAAATGTACAACATAGATCCGTTTATTTTAACAGACTGGTCTTATAGAGAATCCTCTTTTAAAAAAAATGCAGTAGGAAAACTAAAAGAGAAAGGACTATTTCAATTTATGAAGCGTTCTGCTGTAATATGTAAAGGTGTACACGATATAAGCACAGCAAGAGGACAGATAATGTGTGGCGCTAGAATAATAGATAACTCTAGAACCTATTGTGGAAGCCTAGAACGCGGTTTACGTCAATACGCTAGCGGTTCTTGTATAAAGGCAAAAGAAAAAGTTAGGCGGCGTTTAAAGCGCGTAGAGAAGCTCAAAAAGAAGATTAAAGATTCTCTGCATTATACTCAATAATAAGTCCTGCCGACGTATCTAGTGGGGGATCCGGTGAATTTAATGCGATAGATGTTACTCTCAATTGATTACTAGATATTGTCGATATAATATGAACGGGTGATGTAGCTGCTCCAGATACATTACCATATTGTAACCAAGCAGCTACTACCGGTAGCGGTTGTCCTGCTGTCCATGGTATTCCAGTATCAAAAGATGGCGTAGCAACATAAGCTCTGCTCGAACCGGACCATGATAAACCTGTTAGTAGATAAGCTTCTTTTCTATAATTTGCTGTTTCTAAATCTGTGCTATTTCCAAAACGCTGTACATAATATATACCACGTGCTTTAACCGATGTTTGAGCTATATCAACACCTGTATCTTCTTCGGATATATTAAGTGTATTATAACTTAGTGACATATATTTATTAGTAGTAGCATCTGTTTGATAAAGAGCAGTAAGGCCTGTTTTGCTCATCACTGTACGAAAATAATTAGACGTTGCAATATCGTGTCTAATAGTTAAAGACTCATTATCTTGTAACCACTGATGTCCTGATACAGTTATATCTATTGTTCCGCTTGTAATCACATCAAAAGATAGCTCATCTATAGCACTATCTGTTATATTGCCGCCAAGAAATATCGTATCATGCAAAGCGTGCCATCCGGCAGTTCTATCAGCGGCAGCTGTAATGCTGCAATTGCCACCGTATTGCTCAATACAGTATGCAATCTCTTCTTGCACTGCGTTATTATATTCAGCGCGATCAACGGTGCCGTGAACAGGTGGTTCAGCTTCCAGATCTCTATTGATGAAACGTCGCTTTCCACTTTCTAAAACAGCGTAGCTATCTTCAATTCTATGCATACTTTCCTCGCAACTTGTTGACAGCATGCCTATTACAAAAGTTGCTGCCATCAATAAAAAAATTATTAATCGTTTTGCTATTACACTATTTAATAGCTTGTTTATCCTTTTATGTTTTTTATCTATATCATCATCTCGTTTTCCTAGTATAGATAGTATTGTGTTTCTTTGCGTTTCTTCCAATGCAGATAGTAGAGGGCAATCATTTCTGTACTCTGAAAATTTTGTATCTAATTTACTAAAAAGATCTTCCCTCAAATTATGCATATCTGTATGAAGCGTTTCAACATTCCTACTCGTCGATTCAAGTAGTGTGTTCAAACGCGATAAGTCCTCAATGCATTCTGGCAATCTTTCTTTATGCATATTAATTCTCAAGTATTCCGAGTTTTACAATTGCCTTCATCAATTCAAAGTTGTTTATACCTTTTATTTCCACATCAATCGATGGAAGATTCTTTAGTGGCAATTTAAACGCTTCGAATGAATATTCTTTATTAAGCATATCGCGTTCAAAAGACAACGCTTCTTTAAATGATGCTTGCATATCTTTTAAAGCTGCTTCTTTTTGCTCGTCTGATAACTCAGCTTCTTTTTTTGCATAATCATCACGTGCAGAGTTTAAAAGCTGATACTCTTCGTTTTGTTTAGCTGCTTCTTTAGCAGACTTTAACATATTTTCTATCTTATGCGCATTCTCAAGAAGACAACAACCTACTTGGAAATTGTTTCTAAATAATTGCGCACCTTGCATAAGCAATGTGTGAGAAATATTTAACTCTAGAAATGTTAGTGTAACCATTGTCTTGCTCCTTTTAAATTAATGCGCACTGTACGCTATTAACCGCTACTTGAATATTAGTGCAAATAGAAGTTGCTCCCCAAGATATACCGCCAGAATCAATACGTGGATTATTATTTAAACCGGAATGTCGCCTATTATAAGAAGCTGAATAAAGATAACCGAATGTTTCAGACTCAAAATTTGTTTCATCCAAATTAGAGCCTGTATAAGGACCAACGCCTATAATAGAATCCAATCCTCCTATTGCCATCCCTACTAATCTACTTCCCTGCGTATCAAAAGTAGACGATACAACAGATATAGAGGACATAGCTTCAGGGTGATACGAATACATTTTATATTCTGCGTTATGTAAAGAATATACGACAGAGTATTGCCCGTCAGATCCGCTAGAAGCACCGACATTTATAGCAACAGAGTCTCCTGTACTAGTTGGTATAGAACGCCAAGCATAAAGTTTAAAGCTGACTTTATTCGGCGGTACATTATCATCTATAACTTCGTTTATCTCGGATACTTTAATTAATGTCCAAGAACCACCACCACCAGAAGGTGCCGATCTTGTAGGATTAGGACTTGTGGATATTTTATAACAATTAGTAAAAGCTATTAGTAGATTATTATCGCTATATGAAGGTATCCTTATATTTAAAGATGATCCCGTAGTCTCATTTACATTGGCAATTGGAACAACCATTTTATACCTCTGCTACTAGTTGGCATAAATAACCAATATCAATTCCTAGATACTGAATCATTATCAAAATACTTGTTCCTGATGGTATGTAGTAAGCACCAGCATTAAGATCATAGTTACCGATCCATGTTACAGATGTGCTTGGTGTTGTTGCTGAAAAATTTCCTATTCCTCTTGTTGTATCTGTATAAACTCTTAAGTAATAAGTACCGATCCCAAAGCCAGGATTTGTTAAAATAACAGAGCTAATTGCTTCTGTCATATCAATCGATTGTATCTGTTTACCTGTTTTTAAATTAACAGTGCAAGTACCAGAGCTTGAAATAATATCGGTCGGCGTAGATCCAAATTGAATATTTAAAACGCTACTTATAGAATTAGAATCCATATTTAGATAGCCATTACACACAGTATCTCCATCAATAAATATACCATTTATAGTGATTTGTATACCAGAATACAATGAAGATAGATCATCAGCATACAGTTGTATTTGAGGAATATGATATATCTCATTACTAATAATAGTATTAAAATGTAAATAAGATGTACCTACACCATCAAACAACGCTTTATACATTGTAGCACCATCAGCTTGAATTATGTGTCCTGTCGAAGTTGAATCAGTAGTTCCTAAAGTACCGTGCAATCCTAGACTAACGCAACTATCTGCTCCATTATTTGTCCACGAAACTAATTCTGATAATGTAGACGTATTAATGCGATTAATAGCAAACATAGTACTAGTAGCTGCTGTAGGACCGTTAATAGCTACAGATCCTATATCAGCTGTAATAGTTGTACCGTCGCCACCATAGCGATAAGCATCATCTAATGTTCCACCTGTGCCACCTAATGTAGCGGCGGTAGAAATTAAATCCCATATAGAACCAACGCTGTCTGATAAAAATTGATAGGCTTCAGTCCATTGTGCTGATGAGGAGAAAAGTTTTATTTTACTTTCAGATCCAAGCGTGCTCCATTCTGAGCTATCCACATATTGATCCGAAAATCCAGCAGCTGTACCAAGAACTCCGCCCGTGAATATACCTGTACCCTGTGTGTCGTGACCCACGTAACCGCCGTTGACGACCAGCTGCGTATCTGTAAAAGATAAATTAGTAGATTGTTCTAGTCCACCACTTGCGTCACCGAGTACAATTAAATTCTCTGTCCATGTTGCCGACAATGTGGATACAGTATTAAAAGCTTGTAAAATAGACACATCTCCGAATGATGTTAAAAAATCGTCAACCTCTGTATTGGTATCGGCGAAACGTCCCGTCCATGTAACCGTGTCATCGAGTATGTCGTCTCTAAAAATAAGTCTAGCATTATTTCCAACACCAATAGCATATGCAGCTGTACGTACATCATTTCCATAACCATTAAAATAACCAATTATAGATGGGACTGCTGGATCTACTACCGTTAAATAAGGACAAATTAAACCAGCAACAACATTATATTCTAAACCAGCTGCTTGACCTACAGTGCCATCTGAATTACCAAAAACAAGTTGATCTGGAACCAATCCAGTAATTAAACTTTCATCAACATCAACAACTTTTATATCAATATCATAAGTACCGCCTGATGTTACGCTAATTGATGAGTCGCCAGCTGTTAAAGTTAGTACTCCTGATTTACCATTTACAGATATGACACCAGTTGCACTACCCACAGAACTTTGTCGAAGCACGCAGTAGTCTACTAGTATACTATGCGTCGATAGTCCTTCACTGTCATGATATATCCTTACTCTTGATTGGTCAGATCCATTAATATAATTAGCTGCGTTTTGAACAACAATAGAAAATAATTGCCACGTACTCGCCAATGCAAAATCAGTTATGTTATCCCATGTTGTAGTCACATAGTTATACAATTGTATATGGCATATATGTGAAGCACCTTCACCGTTATATTTAAGATATACTCCTACTAAATCAAAATTAGCTACATTTATATAATCTAAAATTATAGAAAAACCAGGTGTATTAACTAACTCTTGAACATCCAATTCATCGTTATCGTGTGGTATCTTCGTTGAGTCAACATCACCACCGTTAACAGTTCCTACATCAACAGTAATGCTATCAGCAAAATAAACAAGAGCAGCAATGTTAGATGAGATCTGAAAACCAGTGTCGTCATCAAGCTTATCAATTAATATATTTGCACCTTCTGTTATACGCAAATCTCCCATCAATTGCTCATCATTATCATTAGATGATAATGATTGTACACCACCGGTTGTAACATCAATAAATTCAAAACGACTATTAGTAGCATTCCAAACAGGTGCTTGATTATTCGATGGAGAGCTTGATTTATCCACATCTGATAGCTCAGTAATTCCAGGAATAACTATTGGTCTCGTGAGCACAGTTCCTGCTGTAGCATGTATTCGAATCGGATTACCAATAAACACGGCTTTTGCAGGTGCATTAGGTTGCGTTGTGATTAATCCACCATCATCACTAAGCCATAGATCGTCTGCTATAGTATAGGACGTTGTATTTAAATTATAAGCAAGTGTATCAGTAGTAACAAAACCATAATCGCTATCAGCAATATCTTGCAGTGTTAAAGCTATTATTGACGTTGCAGGTATTAATTGATCTTTATCAGCTACAGTTATTAGCGGTGTGTTATTAGCAGCACTTAAAACTCTTACTACAGTTCCTTTATTTATTTGTGTTCCTGTATCGTTATAAACATAAATAGATTTAGATAATCCTAATTTAATTGTTACATCGTTGTTAATCTTATAACTCAAACAACTATCAGTAGTATTACGCCAAACAGTTCCTGATAAAACGCTATAATCATCTTCTAAAAAATTTATCCAAGCTAATCTAGCAGGGTTGTCTTTAATAATGTCTTTGTATGCTGTTCCGTCATAGTTTTTACCACCAGACATTTTAAAATTAAGATCGGAATCAACAGTCGGCTCCATTCCAATTTGACCAGGATTAAGCTCCGTTACTAACTTATTTATTCGTTGTATCCTTTTATCAACCATTATATCACCCACGTAATAGTAATATGCGCTGGTTTTATCTTATTGATAGCGCACTGAAGTATTGTAACATCGCTTGTACCGCTATTAACAGTTATTCTTAGAATACTATTACCACCATAACCACCCATAGGTTCCACGCCCATTATTGCTACACCCATTATTCTAGGTGCACTATCTTCAGGTATTTCTTCGACTGTAACATCAAAGCCAAGTGACTCAGCGTATGTTTCATAAAATTCAATATTAGCTGTTTGATTACTGTTTATAAGTTTCGCGTGAGCAATTCTTTGTCTCTCTTCAATTGATAAAACCAGATCAGCGAAACAACTTTCCGGCAATCCAAGTTGATTCTCCCAATCTGAAAGTATTTCAATTGCTACACCAGGATCACTTTGATTTATACTTGCCCAAACACTCGATTCAATTCGTTCGAGTTCAGATGCAAAACAAGACAATACTCGTCTTAAAATATTACCGTCTGAACCATCAGTAAAAGTTGTATCCTGAACAATATCTAAAGAATCAGTACTGTCTTCCCATGAGGTATCATCTTCTCCAATAACGTCCTGTACGATTTCATCTAAAATAAATTTTTCAAAAATCCAAATAAAACCATCAGGCAAAAATGTTAACAGTGATTCTAAATAATCGTATGCTATCCATTTTTGCGGCAGTTTAAATTTTGTAAATTCATCAGCCATAATTTAACTCAACGTGCTAAATGAAAGTGTATTTACCAACGGAACATTAGGAATACTGCTTGTTATATTATCAACACCTATTGACACTGTATCCACATCAATATTTGTAATCTCATAGTCAGTTACTCCTGATGAGCCTATTGCTTGTCTTATATGCGATAAATATATTGTTTCTCCAGGTCCTGATTCCTGCAAAAACAAATCGTTTAAGTTTGTAGTAATCGCTGCTTGTATATCAGAGTTATTCGGCGTTATTGATATATCAATATCAATATCAATATTAACTACATTTATATAATAAGCATCAGCTGGTACAGGTTTTTTTGTTTCAATATATGTTTCCACATCTGTTAGAATTGATGTGGAAACAGGCTCTAAATTCGAATCAGATACTAGAACACCGACTGTACCGCTTCCAACGTAAGTTGGAATACACCAAGACTTGCCTACACCTGCAACCTCCAAAGCCCACCGTTCATAGTCGCCAGCATTTCCTGAGGCAGGCGGATTTTGAAAACGTTGCAGTAATCTATCTTGCCAATTACTATCAGTCTCTAAATCTTGTCCATTATCAAAACCGCTTACGACAACGACTGTAGAGTTTATGTCATCACTTGGTTGTGACAAAGTTAAAAAAGAAGCATCTGTATTATATGCTGAGCCATAGCTTAAAGCGCGAACGTTAACCTGCGTAGGTGGCGCGGGAGGAGAATTTATTACACTGGCTTCTAACGTTTCATATTCAAGCCCGGCATCACTTACTATAACAGTTCCTTCCGGAACCGGATATAAATCAGTACCTACAAAATAAACAACACCTGTAGTATATATTGGAGCTTTAGCTGGCAAACCTAAAATGTTTCCCCATCGAACAAGTCCTAGCTGTTCAGCACGATCTAAAAAAAGCTGGTCATTTCCCCATGCTATATATTCATAAATCGCTCTTGAGATACCACTAAACACAATAGCCATTATACCAAGACTACTACTAGTAGGTATCTTGACGCCTTGTGTAACGCGACTTTCCATATCAGCTATTATGCGAGCATATAAAGTGTCTATATCGGGTACTGGCCAAGGCATCTTAACTCACTCCTCCAATAATTTGATTTTCCCAATTCATGTAAAAGCCAAAAGTAACACTGTATGAATTTGGTTTGTACAAAACGTTTTTAAAATTTAATTGACGTGTTCCTTCGCTTGTTACAACTACATCTGCTTTAGAAATTATTCCTTCAGTTATCATCCAATTAAAACCATCTTTTACATATTGCTTAGCTTGTGCAATAACTGTCGGTGTTATATTAGATCTAAAAAGTAACCATAATTTATTTCCAACGCTATAACCAACAAGCGACGAACCCCAAAAACCACCTCTATTCTGTATTGTCTTTGGAAGAGTATCTGTTGTGTCAGCTCGCGCATCAGTTCCAAATGTTATAACAACAGCTGTTTCTAAACCGACATCTCGTACAAGATCTCTATCGCCTATTTCAAAGTCAGCAGGACCGAGATTGTCTGCTGTATTTGCTCTATATATAAAAGCTATATCGCCAAGATTAGATCTCATTAGTCAGCCTTTAGATTAGTTGACTTTATTTCAGACAACCAATTAGTATCTATCGCAAGCGCCGCTAATATATTAGCTTTAAAAGCTGCGCCACCGTCCTGTGTACCAGTAGCAGCTGTCGATATAGCATTATACAAAGCTTCTATCTTTGCTTTTGTTTTTGTAGCCATTGCAACAAAATCATCTCCATTACCTACATCAACACTACCGTTGCTTTTTAAATTTATTGTTTGGCCGTGCGCTGAATAAATAACAACGTCATTATCTGATAAACTACTAGGCCTATTAATGCTGCTATCAACAGCGATCGCAACACCATTATCTCTATTACCGTTTACAAAAAGAACAAAAGCTTCACTTCCTTTAGGCGGTACTGATGTCATTCCATAATTTTGAATCCTATCAATATTATCCGAAGTTTCATCAGCTAGAAGTGCAAGCTTAAGCGTTTGTATAGCATCAGTATCCACAACTTGCTCGACAATTGCTTTTGCAAGCATCATTTCTATTCGATGCACAATTTTATTTATCATACTCATGTCAATTTTACTTCTTCTGTCGGATCAACTTTATACGTATCTGGATGCCTCAAACCTAGAACTGTTTGCTCTCCGTTTGAATTATCCAACGTAAAACTAACAGTTGTAATCAAAACTTCTTTATCGATATTTTTTGATTCAACTTGAAGCCTTGTTCTTTTATTTTTTTCCCAAAGAGATAACTCTTTTCCATTTTGATCTTTTTGATACCAACCGCTAGTAACAACAGTGTACTCACTTGATCTACCAGCCCTAACTTGCGCTTCCCAATTTACTCGCTTAATTAATTCTTCTCTCTTCAGTTTATTTTCAGCAATAATAATTAAAGGACGATATCTATCAACACCTCTATCGATAGCTGTTGCTTTTCCTTGCACAAGTTCTTTTGTCCATTGTTTTCCACTTTTAGTAGCTTGCGATAAACCAACGTACTCACTATATCTATCAGCCCATGTTGTTGTTTCAGTAATCTCTTTTATATTTCCAGGACTAATCAAATAGCTATCAGCACGATGTGTAAAATCAGCGGCATAGGTAAGTTTTATTTTACCATCAAATGTGGATATAGGTAATACAGCTTGACTTCTGCACAACCGCTCTAATGCATCAAAAGCTGTTTCGCCTGATTGGATAGCTAGTTTTTCAATAACAGTGTCTTCAAGCAGATCGTTAGAATCTATTTCCACACTGAAAGGTTCTGCTAAGTCTTTTGCAATTACAGAAAGCTTTTTGTTTACCCAAACTCTACTCTTATGAACTGCACTGCACTCAACTAAATCAATCGTTCTATCATTTCCTGAAATAGTAATTTCATCTGTTGACGGTCCTAAATGAGTTGAACGTTCAACGATATATCCATCTAAGATAAGTATATCGCCATTAACGTACAGCTTACACGCTTCTCCTGATTGCAAATCAGACAGTATATTATCTCTATCACGAGCGGTGAATGAAAATGAACTTGATACAGATTCCATATCGAAATCTACAGCAATACTTTTCCAACCAGTAAACTGCTTATCTCCAACTTCAATATGTATTGTGTTGTTATTCACCTTCGTACACCCTTAAACTTAACACCGTTCCTGCTGGTATAAAAGCAGGATTTATTATTCTATTCCTTTTTTCTATTCTGGAAGCTTCTGCTATATCACCATATACGGTATAGGCTAAACGAAGAGTGTTAGTTAATTGCTGTACAGTATAAGAATAATACTTAGGAAGATTAATTATAATCTCTTGTATATAGTTATAAACTTTAGATCGTATATCTCTTAAAGAAATAAAAACTCTACCATCTATTGTCGCATCAGATGATACTGAATCAATATATGAAAAAATATCATCTTGTGCATTTTGTGCCTCAATATCAGATTCAAAATCTATTTGAGTTATTAAATAACTCATTGAACTTATAATGTTGTATCGCATTAAATTTTGAACTTGATTTGCAGGATAATCTTCTTCAGTACTTACTAAAGCAGATGTGGATACAAAAGGAGTTGATATACTTTCAAACATTCTTTTGTGTTCTCTAAAAAAATCTTTAGTAGTAAAACCTTGCATAATTTCATCTGTTTCCTCAACACCGAATGAAATAAGCGTTCTAAAGTTAGAAGCTATTATTGAAGGCTGCAAACTAATAAGGATAATATTTCCTTTAGCATCACTCAATTGTCTTTTAAAAGAAGCAGCACTTTCACTTGATTTCTTCGCTTGATCCATAACATCAAAAGCAGAATCTATTGATGTTCTTGCATCATTAACAGTAGCCACTGGTTTATTGTCTAAACTATAGCTGTCTTCAAACCAAGCATCAATGTTTTCATCAAGCGTGTCTTTTGAATTAGAAACGGCTTGGCTTCTTGATATTGATTTAACAGTTACTTGATCTGGTTCAATCAAAAATACAGCAGAAAAAAATGCTGCGCCATTTCGACTATGGGATTCTGATATTGAATAAGAATCAACAGAAACATTAATAACGTCACGATAAGGATGTACTAATTTTCCAGGACCATATAAATTAAAAGCTTCTTCAAGTCTATCTCTATCTAAGTTATAATTAGAGCCAATAACATACCCATCCATAGAAATAACTCTGTCTTTTAATCCTAGATCTTCGTGCTCTGTTTTATCGATACGTGGGTATTGATGTAAAGCTAATCGTCTACCACTGGATGATTTAGCTTCTCTTAGTTTTATAGCTACACCTCTAAAAGAACCATCCAGAAAATCATCTTTCCATGTCATAACGCACCTTCAAGTATCGGTCCTTTTGGTTTACTTTTTACTTTACCGCCTTTGGTTCCCTTAGCAGTTACTATCGCGCTTTCTGGCAGACCTTCCACAGTCAGATGAACAACAGATTCAGCTTCTATTTTTCTATTTAAATCCGCAGGCATTATACTTTGATCAACAAACAAATTATCTATTGGCTGTGTAGAATCTGCACCATACATCATTTCGTCATGTAAAGCTGTTTGCGCTTCTGTTGCTACAGATAATTTTTTACTAACTACATCTAGGTTAACACCTATATCCTCAAAAAAGTTACTAACATATTTCCAAGCATTTTTTATACCATCAACAACAAACGATATTGCTTCTGCAACGCTATCAAAAACTTCTTTAACGAATTTACCAATAGTTGTTCCAGTAACAAAAGATGCCCATAATTTACTAAGCCAGGCAATTACAAAACTAACAGCGTTACCTACAACATTAAATACTTTTGCTACTAAAGAAGCCACATCAAGAACATATCGAAATTGTCTTGCTATAACGCGTAAAGGAAGAAGTGCCAATTTAATTCCAAGCTTAATACTAGGTGCTATTAATTTAGCTACAAAACTAACAGCTTGTTTCAATACATTAACAAATCCACTTAAATCAGTAGTACCATAAGTCAATATAGAAAATAATTCTTTTAAGGTATTTGCAATCGGAGTTAAGATCGCATCGCCTATAGGAGCTAATTCTTTTTTAAAATAAATTATAGCCGCTGTCAAAGCAGCTACAGCCGCAACAGTCATTCCTATCGGACCTGTAGCAACAGCAGCTATACCAGCTAACCCACCGGCACCGCCTATAAATGTCATTAATCCTGCTATCGCAGTTGTAAGTTTACCAACGATAATAAGTGCCGGACCAATAGCAGCTACAAACACACCTATCTTTATTGCAGTGCCTAATGATTCAGCCGATAGATTAGAAAGCTTATCAATAATAGGATCAAGTCTATCAAGCAGTTTTAAAAGCTTAGGTGCTAATTTATCGCCAATACGTATAGTTAAAATCTTAACGCGTTCAATAAATTTATCCATAGCAAATCCGGCTTTATTAATTCCACCTGCTTGTTCTTTAAAAGCTTTTTCGGTAGAGCCGGTAGCCTTATACATTTTTCCGAGCTTATCCACAAATGTATCAGACTGCTTGTTTAAAAGCGTTAATGCAGCATTCAATCCCTCTTTACGATGTAATAATTGACCTAGCTTTATTTCATCCATTCCAACAGCAGAACCTAGCTTTTGCAAAGCACCGAACAATCCAAGCTCTTTAACCATTGCTACAGATGATTCAAAGCCTAGACTCTTAGCTGCTTTTGTCATCGCGGTAGTCGGCTTAATAAAGCCACCCAAAGCTGATGACAATTGCGTTGCTACTTCTGATGCATTACCAGTTACACCTGTAAGCGTAGCAAAGCCAGCAAAAAGCTCTTCAACCTTAACACCTAAAGTAGTTGCTAACGGGACTACAGTCCCGATAGAAGCGGCCAAATCAGGAAAGGTTGTTTGTCCTAATTTAACTGTGAGAAAAGATAAGTCGGAAACTTTTTGCGCCGCTTCATTACTTACATCACCGTAGCCTTTTGTTACAGCAGATATAAGTGATAATGCTTCTTTAACAGATGATAATCCAGCAATAGACCCTTTAGTAGCAATATCTAATTTTTTTATTGGATCTACAGAGTCACCAAAAGCTGAAATAGTCTCATACAAACCTTCTGCTATAGTTGTCGAAGCTGTTCCTGTTGCAGCTGCTAATTTTAAAACTTCTTCTTTATATCCTTCTAACTTTTTTCTTTCTCCCGGTATGAGTGTTCCAACATTAGCCATTGCTTTATTAATGTCGTTACTCATTTTTATACCAGCAATACCAACAGCAGCCAAAGGAAGCGTCAAAGAAGTCGTAAGCGTCTTACCTAATTTAGTTATCCCAACACCAAGCTTCCCTATTTTTTTAGTGAATTTATTAAACTCCTTAGAGTATTGATCTACACCGTGTATTAGTATTCGAAGTGGACTTAAAGTAGGCATTTAGAATTCACCTTTATATGCTTCAATCGCTGCTTCTCTCCAAAAAATTAAGTCTTCATAAGTAAACGTTTTCCAATCATTCGGGCTCCAACCATATACCTTAGCCATTAATCTGTAGAGTCTTCTTCTTCCTCTACATCGCTGATAAAAGGGTTTACGATTTCCATACACCGTCTAAAATCTGGAAGAGACATTTTATCAATCAAAGACTGTGATTGATTTGTCATCTCAGCAATAATAGGTTTAAGATGCCCGAGCTTAATTTGTGCTTCAGATGCGGGCATATGATCAAGAGATGACATAGTCGGCTCAGTAGAAAACACAAGCTCAGTAATAGTACGCTTTCCGAAAACAATAGGCCTTTTTAATTCTAAAACTTTTGGAAGAGAATATACATCCTCTAGATCTGGTTTCTTGTTTTCTTCTTTATTGGAAAAATAATTCTCAGTCATTTGATTCGCTCCTATTAAATCAAATTTTGTTTACGCAGTTATTTCGTCGGAGTCTATTCCTTGAAATTCAAAATTGATTACTCCCATATCAAGATCAATCTCTCCATTTCCAGAATACCACGCTCCCTCCAAAATAAACGTTTTACCATTGCCAGCTTTAGCTGTAAAAGTTGCGTTATCTATTTTAGTTATATCCTCTTTTGTATTTATTCCTTTATAATCTCGCATCTGTCCTTTAGCGCCTGGAATACGCTCTTTAGAGGTAAAGCCATCTACAGCTCTTGAACTAACTTGACCTTCTCTTTGTTCACCGCCATGTGTAAACGTAAACGTACCAACAGCACGAATAGTTTTCCCATTGCATTTAATTTCAAACTCACCACCTAATCGATCTCCCATTTTATATACTCCTTATATCCTAAATTGATTAATTGCAGACCCAACAACAAATTGATTAATAATATTAGGAGGCAAAAGCCAATTAAGCCTATTAGCGTTATCTGAATCCCTCCAAACCTGCAAATACTGCTTAAACGTATTCAACGCATTTGTGCCTGGTTCAAATCTAGCTTTACGTTGCAAATCTTTAAACCAAACAATCGCCTCGTCTCTACCTGTTTCAGGTGTCATTACAATTTGATTAGGTTCAATGTTATCCACATTATCAGCCAGTTTTGCTCTTCCATATTTTGTTTGTATTTGATTTACAAACAAATAACGGGATTCAGACAAAATAAATACCGTATTCTGTGCTCTATAAGCAGTATCAGCAGCGCCGCTGTCGTTAGTCAAATACATTGTGTGCGTAGCTTCAGTTCTAACGCCGTTATCATCTGTAAATGTGGAAAATCCTGCTAGCGCAAGTTGATTGCGTTCAACCAAATCCCATCTATCAGCAGTATCCAAAGCAGTAATACCATTAATAAGCATTCTATGGAGCGGATATGCTGGATCTTCCATTACAGATACAGCTGTTGCTGCGCATACTGCCGCTGCTATTTGATAGGTTGATTGTCTACGCTGATAGGCCGGTAGTGCAACCATTGATTTACTATTACGACTAGAGACTTGTCCATATGTAATAAGATTAGATCTAGTATCACGAATAGCTTGAAAAGCCATAAAGTCGTGCATAACTAAAGCGCTATCAACACTAACTGCGTAATCTTCGAGTGTATCCATATTGCTGGTATCTGTATATGGATTAACAATATGCGTATACCATGTATCCCCTAGTACCGCCAATGCATCTGCAATATCAGGATCAACAGTTCCAGCTGTTTTAGTTACTGTACTTAGTGTCAATCCAGCTGGCAACAATTCACCTTGGGCAGCATGAAAACGAATATCAAGATCATCAGCTGCAATCCCAGCATTATTTATTGTAGCTGTTATTGTACCTGTTGAATTTGCAGCTGTGCACGGTAAATAATTTGCATCAGCAGTAATCAAAGCTACAAGCGAATCCTGAACGTCAGAAGCTGTATCTCCTATTGAAACACTAACAGCATACCTATTACCTTGTATATAAGTAACATACTCACCTGATGCTGTAGCTGTGCCTGAAAGCGACCACGCATAAGTTCCTTGTGTTGCTGTTCCAGCATCGTCCAAACCAACAAACACAACAGGAACTGTAAGGTTATTTTTAAAGACAAGTACAGCCATCAAATAAAGCATAGATCCAAAACCAGATTTAAGCCCTACTTCGTCAGCTGATGTTGCAAGATATGGTACTTCAGCGGCTACTGTTCCAGTGGACAAACGCTGTCCAATAACTAAAATTTGATATGGAACATCACTTGATTCAGCGCCGGACAGCGTTGAATCAAAAGACATTCCAATGAACGGTACTACAATATTCGAAGGTACGGGTTGAACAGGCATTATTTATCACCTTTCTTTTTAGACGGCGTTTGGTTTTTAATAAGTGTAAGTTCACCAGCATTTATTCGACGCTTAGTGTACACATCAAGATAAACTTCTTCTCCGCTTTCCTTGTAATACTTTCCATCTTTTTTTTGTACTTTTCCCACAGGAATTACAAAAACTTTTTTCATTTAATATTCTCCTATTATCCCGGAGTTTGCTCCAAACCAATATCAGTAAACCAAGGATACCTTTTATGCTCCCAAGATCTTCCAACGTATCTAACTTGGAATCTTAAAACTTTACCTATAATTGTTTTATTTGTTTCTGATTCAATATCATAAACAACTATATCGTTGAGTTTATTTCCACAAGCTAGGCCATCATAATTATCGTTTGGATCGAAATTAGTTAATCGTTTAGAAAAAAACCGATCTCCAATAAAACTATCTTCAACCTGTTGTGCTAATACATCTAAGTAGTCTTGCCCGCGTTGTGTCTTTAAAAAATTCTCATTTTTCTTTAATTGATTTTCAACGCAAACAGTAACAACCGTATCTACTACACGCTCGTGCTCTTTTGCATAATATTCAGATCCTGAAGAAGGACTAATAACCTCACTAGTAAAATGTACATTTATGCAAGGAAGCTCGTCTAAAAATAAAGGAGAGTTAGGTCTAGCTTCAAACACTCTATTACCAACGTCTACATTTTCAGATAGCATATCCACAATGTAATGACGTATCAATGTTATGGTTGGTAGCTTCATTTTATTCTCAGATACAAAGTTAAACCACCAGTACCATCTGATTCGTAATCATCAATAAATAATTTTTCTCCATTAATAATTAGGTAATCGCCTTTTTCTACTTTATGCTTCATTAGATTTTCTGATAAAAGAATACTTGGCTTAATACCTCTTACTTCAACTCCCTCACCCAACTGCAATGATGTTGTCATGTTATCAAGCACTGCTTGATATACTTCTGTCTGAGAAAATTTATTATGATAGTAAGTTACGCTTTGTCCAAACAAATCAAGACTACACCAGGAATTTAAAAAAGCTTCTGTCTCTAAATATGTTTGTAAATCATTTTTAGTGTAAACAGTTAATGACGTGCTGTATACAGTAACAGAAAATGTTATTGAATCTGTTATTGTTAATGTAGCCATTATACTATTGCGCCGCCTATACCCGATACTGGAAACGGAACTGTCACATTACTTCCATCAGGAGTAAAAGGAAAGTCTGCTATTTTATCATCTTCAAAAATAGCAACTAAATATGATGTATCTATTGATGATCCGTTTCTAAAAATTACAAGGGCTCTTCCTACTTTTCCTTCGTCAGCAACTGCCGTAAATAGCAAAGAGTCTGCAAATAAAGAAGCGGCATCTATATATTTACCGCTCAAAGATGTCTCTGATAAAATAGAGCCATCCGGTATATCACCAATTGTTTCGTCATCAGTTCGGTTAGGAGCATAGTGATCTGTTGTCCCCACTAGTGCTGTGTCGACTAGGACCGCATTAATTTCGTCATTAACAAAATCAATATCACCACCAAAAAAATGATTCATACCTTTTGTGTATATACCGGATGACATAATATTATTTTGCTTCCTGTTTAGCTACCTTCATAATCTGTTTTGCTTTGGTAGCTCCAATGCCCTTAATAACTTTCAAACGATCTTCACCAGTAGCAATAAGTGCTTTAAGATCTGGAATCTTATTTTTCTTTAGCAATGTAACAGTTTCTTCGTCCAAAAAAGAAAGATCTTCTTGAACTACTACCGGTTCGATATGCTCGATTTCAGTTATTACCTTATTGCCTAGTTTTTCCAACTGAGATTGCGTAACAAAAAAAGCACCTGTGTTTTGATTAATTGTTCTCAAACCGTATTGAATAACACCATGGTATTCAGGATTAAGTTCAACTTTTATTTTCTTATCTGACATTACTTACTCCTTATGCCACTGTAACAGCTACAACGCCATCGGGTTGATGGAATCCAGCCATAGGACTAGATTCAGCTGCTACTTCTCGTCTCTTACCATCTTCAGATTCGATATAGTTAAAGAAACGTTCGCCCCTAAAACCAGCAGCTTTAAAGTTCTCAATTTTTCCATAGTGAAAACGGAAATCTTGAGCACGAGAAATAAGCAGTGCTGTGTTATCAGCTACTAGTTTTCCACTTTGCCTATCTCCCGATCCATCAATGTAGTCATACAATCCGTCATATTCCCACAATCGAACATCGGCATTCCTATATCGAATACGTCCGCAATAAACGGCATCCATATCCTCATTTATATCAAAGCCGATACTGCCAATATCAAAATTACGATTGTCCAGCAAATCCTGTATATCACTATCATCAAGCAAAAGACCCATTGCAAGGTTATCACAAACAAGATCTCTCGGTGCAGGCATACCTTTAGTAGTCTGCAAAGACGTCCACGTAACTAGATTACCGAGTATATTGTTTGTCGTTGGCTCATCCCATTCAGCGCCACCAGACAAAGTAATAATATGATTTGCGTTCATATTATAATCAATTTCGTAATCCACAGAATCACCAGAAATATCAAGCTTTCCTGTTTGTATCGCTTCACTCACTTGTTTCTCTTCTAGGACATCCAATCTAGTATTAAGATTAGTAAGCGCTTCTGCCATAATCTCAGTCTCATTAGACGAGGGGTTTACTTCCCACTCTGTTTGTCCAGGCATACGATCATCCACATCAGAAGGGGTCATTACATATTTTTCGTACACGTAGGGAGCGACATGTATCGTAGAACTAAAACCAGAACGACCGATTCTATTTGCTTCCCCTTGTCTAGATGTGTATCGCGCAATCATTCGATAATTTTTAGAAACCTTATCCAAATTAATATATGGTGTTCCATGAACAGATCTCTCTTTAACAAGCATCTGTGTCAAAAAACGCGGCGTTCGAACAACCTGTTCAACCGCTCGAACCATATCTCTATTAGTAAATTCAATGCTAGGTGCAGTCATTTTAATTAACCTCCAAAGTTCTCATCGGAATAAGACACATGAATGTAACAATTATTTTCTTTTGCATCATCGATTACGTCCGTATAAACAGTAGAACCACCGAACGTAAGTCCTTGACTGTGGAAATCACCAGAGATAGCCATAGCAATTTTTTGTGTTTCAGCAGCTCCTGTAGTTACTTCTTCCAAAGCAACTCCTGCCCATTTGTTACTTCCATCGGTATTAGTGGTGTCTAGAGCAACGCCATAACCTGTGCCAGCAGTAACTGGAAAATTAAATAGATCTCCTACAATAAAATCAGTTGTTCCATCTGCTACGTTAAAGGTTATACCGCCTCCCGTAAAAGTAGTGCTATCGGAAACAGCTACTGTAAACTGCCCGATAAGAATACCATCAGGATCAACAACATTAAATATCCCGCTATTTGTTACTGCCTCAATACAAGTCGCGACATAAGTTCCTATTTTTGCAGGACCGCCAGCAGCAAGAGCAAAAGCAGAAACAGCACCGTCTCCTGTATTACTTCCTGCCGCTGCTGTGCCAGCTGCAACAGTAGCTTTACCGATCACTGTGCCAACTGTAATTGTTTGACTCGCTGCAATAGTTACTTCTTTTCTTTCAACAGGAAAATTTCCTGCAAACAAATTTTTAACCGTCAATGTGGATGTGACTGTATCATACATTAGTGCACGCTCCTTTTACTATTGCTCTTCTTTCGATCAACTTTTCGCTGCATTGCAGCAGCAAGATTATTTATTCGTTCTTTAGATGCTTTCTCTTTCTCTTTTTCTTCGTCTTTTGGCATTGCTGTTGCCGTTGCAATTTGCTGTACATTAGTTTCAATTTCTCTTCTAGGAGCAGCAAATTCAGTTAGTGCTTGTGTATTTGCTTTTCCAACAACATCAAGTAGCTCTACAGCAACACTAGCTTCTGTGGCATCATCATCAAATTTACGCTTAGCAACAAGTTCTGCGGCTGCTGTCCGAGCTGTAGGATGCAATCCTTTGAGTTTATCAAGATTAGCTTCAATCGCTTTAATACGATTTCTATCCTTAATAACAGCTGCTGTTTCAATCTCCGCGACAATTGCAGGATAGTCACTTCTAAGCGATTCTGCTGTCACGGGAGGATTAGGATTCTCATTCACGCTTTTCGGCATACTTTCCTCCGTTACCCTTCTATTAGGGAAATTATAAATTACATCTGATTTATTAATCAGACTATTAACAAATGTTTCCACATCTGTGATGTCATCAATCATACCCGCTGCTTTGGCGCGTTTTGCAACTACCATCGCACCTTGACCATAATTTGCAAGCACATCTTCAGGCGTTGTGTTTCTATCGCTTGCTATACTGTTTACAAAAACGTCAGCAAGCTCATTTGCTCGTTGTTGATAAACCGCACGCCCTTCATCTGTTGCCGGATCTGCTCTCTTATACGGCGATTGTGCAGATACTATCTCAATATTTTTTACACCACGCTTTTTGTCTAATTCTGAATAGTCTGTTGCTGTAAACACTACACCGATAGAACCAACTTCACCACCTTCAGAAACAATGTGCTGATTAGAAGCGCTGCCTATCCACATACCAGCTGATGCGGCCATCCAAGAAAATGTATACGTCTTTTTATTTGATTGTCTAATAATAGCAGCATAATCAGATACGCCAGTAGCTACTCCACCTGGAGTATCAAGTAGATGCACAATAGTATCTATCTTTGCATTCGCTTCAAGAGCTTTAAATTCGTTTGTTGCGACATCCAAAGAAGTCATTCCTGACATATGACTGAACCATGTTGCACGCGGAATAATAGGCCCATCGATAAGAATAAAGCCTACGTTGTCTCTTATATTAGTATAGTAAGTATCTTTAGGTCTAAATCCAAACGTCTCCGATTCCGCTAAATTGGCTTTGTATTGTGTATCAAGCGAATGGAAATATTTATAGTCCTCTGCTTTTATTTCTTCGCCGTCTATAACAGACAACATTGCACGCCATGACGGAATTGTCATTGCCCATCGGTGTCTATAAATTTCCTCAATTATTCGTAGTGGTATCATTTTAATTATCCTGTTGTCCATCAGGACCGATTAGCTCGCTTGGATCTGGATTAACTTGCAAACCAAGTTGTTCTAAATGCTGTTCCTCACTTGCGCGTCGTTCCATTGCAGAATCCCAACGTCCACCTCTTGCTGATGTATAAATGTCTTCATACGTATCCAGCTTATTGTTAAGCGCGATTGCATTAGCTTTCGATTCGCGCAGCGGATCTAGATAACCTTGACCCATACCCACCCAAGATGATTTCGTCCATGCTTTTCTATACGCATAGTCATCAAAAAATTGAGGCGCGTTTATTCTGCCTTTTAAAATTGCTTCATGAAAAAATTCATCAAGAATAGGTTTATTCATACGTCTATTAATTAATTCGCGTGCTGTTAATCTATATTTCCACACATCATTAGCAGCAGCGCGAGCAGCTGTATAGCTGGTTGTGTATTTAAGTTGCGCTTGTTCTACTGGTATATTTGCAGCGGCGCAAACTTGTGTAGCAAGCGAATCCCAAAACAAACCAAAGTCTCTATCTGTTTTTTTAGCGTCAGCAATTGTCACATCTTTGTGTTCATCTAGATAAACAATATTTCCATAACCCATTTGTAAATCATTAGATGCTTCTAAATTCTTTGGATAAACATTTGAGTCATTCGGTCCATATTGACCACCACCGCCTACTGCTTCATCAGGTGTTATTGCCTCAGGTAATAGTGTTCCCAATCCAGAAGAGTCACGAACAAAAGCAGTAAAAAACGCAGCAACTAAACTACTCATCAACTCAGACTCTGATAGACGAGTAATTTGTTTCAATGGTTCAGCTACAGGCGCTAATAGATTCACACCGCGTCGTTGTTTAATAAGTTTAGGATCGAACACATGATAGATTTGTCGTCGTCCATTACTATCAAAAGCTGGAATAAATTGCGAATCTGCTTTAACTCCTCTTAAGCTAAAATCGTTTTCGTAAGAATTCCAAACATGATACCCAAGCAGCCTACCCAACGAATCGAATTCAACACCACCCGCTATATCTTTTTTAGTTGAGAAATTTCTTGGATCACGAACGAGGTCAGCAGCAACTAGCTTTATGCAAAACTCATATGGGAAATCTTTTTCATCCGGTTGACGCCAAACAGGAATAATAAAAAAGTCACCAGATAGAAGCATGTTGTAATAACCGAGTGCTTGGTTGTCACCGTAATAATTTATCCCATCATAGTCAGAGTTAAATGATTCCGCCCAAAGATCGAATTCGCGTTCAAAATTTCTTTGATAGTCTACTGCTTGTTCGAGTGATATATTTAAAAAATTTCTGTCGACTTTTGATTGATACTGGAGACCGCTACCAATGCTGTGTATTTTGTGACGTTCGAGAATCGATACTGCAAGAGGGGAGTTCATCGCCATATCACGGGAAAGGCCGCGCATGGCGTCAAGCTTTGCTACTATGTCCACATCAGGACTGTTCGGTCGCGTTCTGACGCCCTTCATCGCCTTTCGTCTACTGCCGGGCACCACATAACCGGTATCCCCTAGAGCAACCGTTTTAACGCGTTCTGAAGTCCTTCGCAGTATTTCCGATTTTTCTAGCTCTGTTCGAACTAAACGATATGTATCTTTTAAGATATTCTTTGTAATCGACACTTATACTTCTCTTGGTACTACACGTTGCATTTTAATTCTATTACCGGACAGTAGTGTCTCTAAATCGCCTTCTAAACGCCGTATTTCTCTAGCTAGACTGTCCAGCTGGGCTTGATCGATAGAGCGGCTGGAAACGCTCACAGATTGCCCAGCAAGCAATACACGCGTCTCTGCGGCGCGGTATCGCGCCAATCTCGCCTCAATCTCTGCAATTTTTTCTTCACGCGTTGCCATTAGACAACTCCTTGTACACATACTGTAAAACACAAAGCAAGTAGTTGTCAATAAAAAGATGCCCCCTCGGATTAGGGGCTAGATAAGACCAAAAAACAAGGAGAAATTTTTGTCTCTAGTATCCGAAGCCAGGTTCTATTGTAGGATCCTTACAACCTGCACTAGAGAGTGTCGTCGAGTTACGGTCACTATGCTAAGACCAATAACTCACACTATCTTTATTATCACAGTTAAACCTAGCAGTCAAAATAATTATAAACCGGGATGACCTTTTTTTCTAATCACTCTTTGCCTAATAACTGCTTCTCCGAATACAGTGGGTATTCCTAGCTGCGCACGCTGTTCTAAATTTACAGCATAAGATGACCTAGCAACGTAAGAATAATTAAATGTATCTATCGGTTCATTACGCGCACCACTAGGATTTTCCCATTTCAAGACTGGTCTACCTGCAACTGTTTTCTCTGTTCGTTTTTCGCAAGTCAGTCCTTTAAAAAACTTTTCATCAAAACATGCCTTGCGCGGAAAATGTATATAACCGGGACCTGGATCTAATAAAGCAAGAAATGCATATAGCTTAGTTTTCAATTCATCAACAAAAGCTAAATAATCAATCGTCTTATATTTCTCGTGTCTCCTCTTTGCTCTTCTCCACAATCCGTTACCCCAACCGCCTTTTCCTTTCAAAGGAAATATTCTTCTTGATTCTCTTGAACCACAAAATTTATGTACTTGATCATTCTTGTGTCCACAATCGATCATTGTAACTTCAATCGGCATCATTGTGCCTGATTCGTGTTTAAACTTTTTAAGTAAATACTCATCCAATAATTTCCAAACAGAAGGATGTCCATTATCAAGCATTAAATATTTATTACCCATCAATTCAGTATCACCAACTAAAACTTTATAGTCAACAGCGTAGCTTTCTTCAAGAAGCCCCCAAGCATATACTGATACTTCTATTCGATCATCTTGAATATCAACACCTGCTGTTAAGCACAAACCTCCATTAGGAACATCATACGAATTTAATTTCCCGCCGTAACTTTCTCTTCTTCCAAATAATCCTGTCGAGTCGATTTCTCCCCCAACAAGACTAAATGTTTCAGCACAAACCTGATTCCTAAAAACCTGTAAAAGATTAACATCTCTAGTTCGCAAATATTCAAAAAAATCATGTACTGCATCCTTCCAACTATAAAAACCATATGGCGAATAAAATGATGTAATTCTAAATGATGGATTTACAACGTCGCCTACTTTATAACGCGGTAAAGGGTTATCGGGATCGTTTACATTTTTTGTTGAATACCAATCACCATGATCTAGCATCCAAGTTTTATGTCGTGATTCATTAATCTCGTATCCACATGCAGGACATTCACACCAAATTTTAATAGGGTCTCCAGTGGATGGATTAATTTCTTTAGACCACTTTATTGTATCCCACTCTATCAAAAACATAAAACCATCTTCTCGTTCTGTTAAACTATTATTTGTTATTTTAGCTTTTGGATTACAGTTTGGACACGGAACATAATACTGCTCTTGTGAGCCTTCTAGCCATCCTGGTTTTATTGTAGAAAACTCCTCTAGCACTGGTGTTGAATTACGATAAAGCTTGCTATTAGGAAAGTTTGTCATTCTACGTTGCAGTAGTTTACGTGGGGATCCTTGCTTACCTACATTAAGTTCGTATTCATCTTCTTCGTCCATACCGGCATCCCTAATAGCTTTTGACTTAAGAAAACCAGTAGAATTAGCTGGACCCATTGCGATAAATCCACCCGGAAAAGTCTTATCTAATAATGAATTGTAAAATCCCTTTGGTCTACCATTTCCTAATATATCATAGCAAACAGGATTAGCATCTATTGTCGGTTTGAATTTTTGCTTTGAATATTGCTTAACATCCTCTTCAGTTTTTTGAGTAAATGCAAACGGGCCGGGCATACATACTGCTTTATAAATTTTCCACAACATCAGCAATGTTGTGAATCCTAATTGAGAGCCTTTCATTCCAACAATTTCACGAGCAATAGAGCTAGGCGAAAGGCATTTCATTATTCTACGTAAAAATGGAAAGCGTTGTGTTCGCCACTTCCCCCATTCATGCGTAGTTGCTTTAGGTAAACGAAAATTTTCATCTGCCCAGTCATCCATGTCAGGAACTTTTTGAAAACGAAGTGCGGTCATAAAAGAAATTATAATTAATTTCTTTTTGTATTCCGTTGTTAGAATTTCCACATCCTTTGTGATGTGCTTCTTTTTAGGTCTCCCACGTTTCCGAATCATCTTGCTCTTGCTCTTCTTCTGTGTATGTAGATGTTAATGTAATAGGCATTAGTGCTGCTAGTGTGTCTTCTAAATTTTCGTATAATATTTCTATTACTTGTTGCTCTGTTAGTTGCGGTACTAAGCTTGGTGCAACTCTATCAACAAAAACTTGCAGCATAGCTTTTGTTTCATATGCTATAACATTAGCAGCTTCCATAACGTGTTCGATAGCAATAACTTCGTTGTTTGCTATTCTATTAGCAATAAGTTTTTCTTCAATCTCTATTTTTAATTTAGTTAGCTTAGCATCATAATTATTATTTATATTTTTTACTTTTGCTAAGCTATCCACATGCATTGCAGTATCAACAACAGCTTTTCTTTTTACATCAACCTCGTCAGCTATTTGCCTATACTCTTTTGCCTCATTCGGAATAAAATCAATTGGCCAAGATTCTTCATCTTTAAAACGATAGACATAGTTATAACCCTCGGTGTTCCAATTAACAAACACGCGTTTATCGCGTTGTGTTCCTTTTGTTTTTACTACTACTATATCTGTAACTTGTTTAGCTATTATTTTATCAACAACATCGGCTAATACTGCTTCTGCTCTTTTAGCAAATTCATTCACAGTTAACCAATTTCTACCTGGCTTATTTTTCCTCGGCGTTTGTTTATCTAAAAATGCATGCCAACTGGTACTTCTTTTTTTACCTTGTTCTGTTTGCAAATTATTTTTCTTTCATTAAAATTATTCCGTTATAAATTAATAAACTTGTAATTATTAGCAAAAATTAATAATTTTTTTTCATTTGAGCCTTGCCGTGAAC